AGTCGGCGCAACTGTCGCGGGCGCGCTCTCGCCCAGCACGGGCACCATTTCGCGCGCGGGCGACGCGACGCGCCCGAACGTCCAGAGAGCCTCGAGTTGGCGAGGAGAAGCGTTCTCGCCGTACGTCCACGGCTCGTTGCCGGCGAGGCGCATGCCGGCGCTTGCGGCGCCACGGATAAAGCCAGGCACCGCCCAGTGGTAGTTGCCGCCCTGATCGACCGACACCGGGAGCATTTCGCTGGGCGTCTGGCCGGGCTCGTTCTCGCCGATCTGCCAAGCCGACACCGGGCGCCCAGCCGCCTGCGACGCGGCTTGCAGGTGCTGTGCCAGTTCCAGCGACGGCTGGGCTTGGCCGACGGGCTGTCCCCAGTCGTCAGGCAAGCCGTCTGCGGCGATAGATTGCTGCTGCGACGCCTGCCCCTGCGGAGGCCCCCAGTCGTCCGGCAGCCCGTCAGGCGCCATTCCGTCCATGCGTCAGGCTCCGGGAACTTGTGGCGCGACCGCACCACTCGCGCGCCCGAGCAGATGGCCGCCCTGATCGTAGATGTTGCCCTGCGGGTCGCGGTATTGGTGTCGGGCTGGACTGTACTGGCTGCCAGGGGGGACGCCGGGCGGAAGTGCTCCAGCCGGAATGCCTCCGGGCGACGCCGGGTTCGCCGCTCCTGGGCCGGCTGGAGGGGGCGCTGCCGGTGCCGGCTGCACGGCCTGCCCTGGCGCGGCCTGTGACGGCGCCCCTGGCTGACCGGCGACGCCCTGGCGCCAGCCCGGCATCGTGGCGTCCATCTGCCGCTCGGTCGCCTGTCGCGCGAGGTCGGGCGTGGCACTCGGGTCGCGCATGTTGGCCGAGTAGAGGCTCTCGAAGGCCCGCGCGTAGTCGGCCGCCTTCAGCGGCTGCGGGTGCGCCGCGTTCCACTGCGCGGTCTGCACGCCGGGTGCTGGCTTGAGATTGCCCGTTACAGGCTGAAAGCCCCCCCCTCCGGTCGCCGGCATCTGCAGCGGCACCACGGTCCCGGTGTCGGGGCCGCCGGTCGTCACGCCATAGAGCCGCAGCGTCTGGGTCGCAGCGTCGTAGAGCTGCTCAACCGTCATGTGCGCGTTGTTGGCCGGCGGCCCGGCAACCTGCGCCGCCTGTCGGAGGTCACCGCTCTGCAGGTAAGCCTGGACGAAGCGGTTCGCGCCGGCCTTGTCCTGACCGTAGATGCGTTCGGCCGCGAGCGACGCCTGCCCGAAGCGCTGCATCGCGCCGGCGTTCTGCAGGAGTTGTGGCGGCATGTTCAGCCCGGCGAGCGGGGCGAACTGCTGGAGCATGGTCATGTCGCCCTTCGCGGCCGCGGTCATTGCGAGGCGCGCGTAGACGTCCTGGCGCTTGAGCATCCCCATGTCGTAGCGCGACTGCTGGCCCATGATCTGCAGCGCCGTCGCGCCGCCACCGGGCGTGTTGGCGAGGTTCTGCAGGATCGGATCGTAGCGCGCGTTGAAGCTGGGGTTCGGGGTGAACATCCCGCCGCTGCTGGCCGGCGTCTGGTCCGGGTAGATGCTGGGCGCCGCTGGCGTGCCGCCGGCGATCGAGGCGCCGGGCGTGCTGCTGCCGCGCGCGAGCCGCTCGGCGTATTCCGGGATCGAAACGCCGTTGCCGTCGCGGAAGCCGAACGCGCCGTCCGTCGTCAGCCATCGCTGGAAATTGCCCGGCCCCGCGAAATGGGTCAGCTCGACCATGTTGTCGGGAGTGAGCTGCACGCCGCCGACGTTCTGCCCGACGTGCGCGTCGAGGCCGGTGCTTCGCAGCCAGTTGCTGATCCATTCCCGGCGCATGTTCATCGCCGTGTCCTGCGCCTGATCGTTGGCGAAGAACTGCTGCGGCGTCATCGGCGCCTGACCGGGAAGGGTGATCGTGCCGTTCCAGGAGTTGGCGCGCGCGGGGCCGCCCGCGTCCTGGCTTGGCTGGTAGACGCCGATGTCCTGCAGCGCCGCGGTGCCGAACTGGTATTTGCCGCCGTAACCGTATTGGTTGAGCGCGGGCGCGCCGGGAGGGGGCGCCTCGACCGAGGAAATCGCCGCGTTGTTCCCCGGCGCCTGCGCGTTCTCGCCCATCGTCGGGTAGGACGCCTTGACGACCGGGACGGCCGGCCCGTTGCCGGGTGACGGCGTGCCGACGTTCGCGGGCGACAGCGGCGGCTGGTAGTCGCCGGCCTGGGGGGCTTGGTAGTAGGCCGAGCCCCCGTTCTTCATCATCGTGCCGACGCCCTGGCGGATTGCCGTGTCGACGCCGTAGCCCTGCTGGACTTTGTTCTGCTGCTCGATGAAGTCCATGTTCTGCCGGATGGCAGGATCGGTGGTATCGCCCTGCAGGTAGCCGGTGCCTTCGCCGTATCCGAAGCCCCCGCCGCCGTAGCCCATCCCATAGCCGGACATCAGACAGGCCCTCCCGCGCCGGAGTTGTTCTGCCCGAGGCTGTTCATCCCGAGACTGCCCGCGTCGACCCCGTAGGCGCCGCTGTTCGGGTCGCCGCCGATCGCCGCCAGCGGGACGCCGGCGTTGACCGCGTTCGGGTTGCCGCCGGTGCCGGAGGCCGTCACGCTCGGCGAGGCGTTCAGGTTGGCCGCGGCGCTGTTCGGGTTGGCGCCAGCGGTCGCGATGGTGCCGATCGTCGGCGTCAGGTTGCCAGCGGCCGCGGTCAGCCCGGAGCCCTGCGCCACGCCCTGCGCGTTCTGCGCGTTGGCGATCTGGCTACCCACGCCGATCGCGGTGTTCGCCTTCGCGGTGCCCGCCGCCGCCTGGACGTTCGCGAGCCCGGTGCGCGCCTGGTTCTGCACCTGCTGGGCCTGCTGCATGGCCGCGAGATTGGTTGCGTCGTTGCCGGCGCGCGCGGCCGCCTCGTACTGCTGGTTGCTGTTCTCGAGCGAGGAGATGCCAGACCAGCCGGCGCCGCGCAGCCCGGACGCCGCAAGCGCCGCCTGGTTCTGCCGCTGCAGGTTCGTCTCGCCGAGCTGCTGCTGGGTGGTGAGGTCGCGATACTGCGGCAGTTCGATCGGCTGCTGGTTCATCAGCGGGGCGATGGTCTGCCCGTACTGATTGACGCCCGTGTCGATGAAGCCTTCGCCCTGCGCCTCGTTGCCCTGCAGCGTGTTGATGGCGTTCTGCGTGGCGTTCGACTTGATCAGCGCGGAGCCGATGTTCGCCCCCGCGCTGAGCAGGCCGCCGGTCAGGCTGGCCGCTCCCTGGGGCGTCGAGATGCCCGTCAGGAGATCGCCGAAGAAGTCGCTCACGTGGCGCGCCCTCCGTTCAGGTCAGAGGCTCGCGGTCAGCCGACGCCCGAGCCGGTGCGCGGCGCCATCGGCACCTCGTAGTGGCCGCCGTGCGCCAGGTGGGTATTGCCGCCTGCGGCGCCGACCGGCTTTGGTACGGCCATTCCCGTGCCACGCAGGCCCGTGCGCGGCATCTGCTGGGGGACGCCGGGAGGTGCGGCCTGGTGCTGCGGCGGGGGCGAGTAGCGCACGTCCTGTCCGCCGCCTGCAGGGGCTGCGCCGGGGCCGCCGGTCGCCTGCTGGTGCGGTTGTGCCTGCACCGGGCCACCAGCGGCGTGCGGGCCGTAGTAGGACGTCGGCGCCGTCGGCATGCCCTCTGGGCCGCCCTGATAGCTCATCGGTCTTGCTCCTGCTGCGGAAGGGGGGGGCGCCACGATCACGACGTGGACCGGGCCGCCCGTGGCGTGCGGCATCAGGCCGGGAGGACCGGGAGGCGGAGGGCCGCCGCCTGCGTTCGCCGGCCCCGGCATTGGACCGGCCGGCCCCGGCGAGATGCCCCCGCCCGGCGCACCCGAGGAGGCGGAGGGGATGTTCGCCGGGTCCATCGTCTGCTGGCCGCCGGCCACCGGACCACCGGGAGGCGGCGCCGCGCCGGCCGCGCCTGCACCCGGAGGGGTGAACGCCTGTGCTGCCTGGATGAACTGGGCGAACGGCGGCCCGAAGACGCTCAGGAGGGCGCCCTGGATGGTCGGGTCGGCGACGCACTGGGCGAGCGCCGCGCGCTGGTCCATCGGCAGCGTGGTGAGCCGCTGCATGGCCGCGTCCGGGGTGAGCGCCATCGAACTCGGGAACGGCATCAGCGGCGACGTATTCGCCGGGTCCTGCGGGCCGGCGAGCATCCCGGCCTGATCGTAATTGCCGGAGATCGCGCCGGCGCCGTAGCCGCTCGCGCTGCCGCCCTGGCTGTCGTCCGGATCGGCGTAGCCCGGGTTCGCCTGCGGGCTCGTGCCGAAGGGTGCCCCACCGTTGGCGCTCATGCTGCTGCCGTCTCCTGTGCTGACGCCCGGAGGATTGGCCGGGTCGTAGGTGCCCTTGTTGATCGCGTCGAGGATCGGCCCGTATTTCGCGGTCGCCGCCTGGTTGATGACATATTCGCCGGGGCGCGCGCTGATGTAGCCGACGTCTGGGGGCGGACTGCGGCCGTGAAGGTCCTGCGGGTCGATGAAGCCGCCGCTGGCGTAGCCGCCGCCTGCGCCACCGGCACCCCCGTCGCCACCGTCTCCGCCGCCAGCCGCGCCGCCGCCCACACCACCTCCGACGCTGCCGCCGGACGCGCCCCCGCCGGTCCCGGCATCGCCTGGGCCGCCCCCTGCCGCGGAGGAGCCGCCGGCGTCGCCGCCGCTCTGGCCGCTGTCGCCCGTGCCGCCGCCCTGCCCGGCTCCGGCCGAGGTCGCGCCAGCCTCGCCGCCGCCGGCGCCCCCGCTCATGCCGCTCGGGCCTGATGCCGCGCTGGCAGCCGGTCCTGCGCCCGATCCCGTCGTGGTGCCGTCCGACGTCGTCGCCTGTCCGCTAGTCTGCCCGCTGTCGGTCGCGTTCGGATTGCTCTGCGCGGTCGGAGCGGTCGAGGCGTCCGGGGCGGGCGTGCTGTTGTTCTGGTCGGCTATCGCCTGATTGACCGCCGCCTGCGCTGCGATCTGGGCCGGCGTCGGCGCCGGATTGATCAGGCTGTTGATCGTCGTCAGCGCGCCGAGGGCCGGCCCGACGCCGGGGACCATTCCGAGCAGCCCCTTGCCGATCGCCATGCCGATGCTCGCGGCCGGGTTCGTCGCCCCGGTCGGCGCGTTGCTGGGAGAGCCCTGGGGATTATCACCGCTCACGTCCATGCCACTCCCCATCGTGGCGGCCGCGCTGTTGGGGTCACCTGGGGTCGGGCCCCCGCCCGTTGGCGTCGAGCCCGTGCTGCCCTGCGGGTTGTTGCCGGCGCCTGGGGAGTGCGGGCTGCCGCCGAAGTAGATCGGCGAGGTGGACGGCCCGACCGGCGAGGCCGCGGTCGGTGTGGTCGAGGGCGTTGCTGCCGCGCCGGGGGCCGGAGTGAACGGCGCGCCCAGGCCAGCGGCCTCGCCGAACGTCGGATAGGCGACGCCGCCGCCCACCGTGCTCGCGAGCGTCGGGAACTGGTAGCTCGGGATCTGGCTCGGAGTATTGGAAACGCCGCCCAGGCCGACGCCCGCAAGCCCTGTGGTCGGCGCGGCGATCGGCGTGGCGGGGCTGCCAGATGACGGGTCGTATGGATTGCCGATGGCCATCTCTGTCTCCTACCCGACCACGCGGGAAAGGCCGTTCACGTCGTAGCAGCGGAGCGAGAGGGCGCAGGGAGTGTTTGAACCACCCTGGCTGATGCCGAAAAAGATGTTGCTATATCCTGAACTTCCGAGATAGCCGGCCGACTTTGCGACGGAATACAGCGGGAAGTAATTTGCGCCGTCCCAGGATATTTCCCAATAAACGTTGGTCCCATCGTCATGCAGCCCAAACCAAATTGGGGCATGGAGGTCGCTCGGAAGCGCCTGGATGTTTGAGTTTGTGTTCGGCCCAGTGAAAGCGGCCTGCTTCTGATAATACACGCCGACCGTCGAGTAGACGGCCAACACCTCCAGCTTCGTCCCATCCGTCCAACCCGCCTGGATGTTGGCATAGTTTATGCTCCTGAGTGACGGCTGCAGGCATACCGCGACGCGATAGGGCGTGCTGCCTGGCACCGCGATATAAAGCCCGCGCGGATCGGAAGTGCCCGCGCCACTGTCGAGCAGCGCAATCGACTTCGTGCCGTTGGTGACGACAGATCCGGCGCCGCTGATATTTACCTGGGTGAACGATCCCAGCGCCGGGAAGCCGGCAGACCAGTCGTAGAGATCGGTCCCGCTGCCGCCCCCAGTCGCACTCGCCACCCCGGTGCTCGCATTCACCGTGATCGAGGTGCCGTCCGGCTTGATGCCGCCGAGGACGCTCCCGGTCGCGATCGGCAAGGTATAGGCCGCCGCGGTATAGACGCCCGCCGCGACGGTGATCGTCACCCCGTCCGGCTTGGAGATGCCGAGCACCGATCCCGTAGCCGTCGGCGGGGTGTAGACCGCGGTCACGTCGCCCGTCGTCAGCAGCACGGGGCCGGTGCGCGTGTTGAAGCTCGACACGCTGGCTGCGGCGTTCGCCGGCGTGAAGCCGAGCGCGCTGACCACGTCCCCGCTCGTCAGCACCACCGCGCCCAGCCGCATGTTGAAGCTGGTGACGCCGCTGCCCTCGGCCGCTTCCAGGTTGGTGATCCGCGCGTCGTGGTTGAGCAGCGAGCCCTGGATCTGCCCAGTCGTCGTCCAGATGTCCCAGAAGGTCGACAGCCAGCGCATCAGCGTCAGGGCATCGCCTTGCGCGTTGCCGGTGATCCGCGGCGGCTTGGTGAGGGTGTTCTGCCCGGCGACGGTAGGGACCGGAACCGTTGTGCCGGTCACCAGCGCAGCCTCTCAATTTCGACTTGAAGCGAAACAATCTCGACCGGCACGTCGTCTGTCACCACGATCTCGCACTGCCACGTGTTGGCGCAGCCCTGACCGCCCCACCGGATGGTCATCTCGCGCTCGCCCGGCGTGCCGAGGTCCTCGAACTCGAACTGATCGAACCCGATATTATCCAGGTTCCAGCGCATCCCGATCCTGGCGCGCGCGGCGCCACGGCCGTTCGCCTGCGAGCCGCGCTTGAGCCGCAGCCGCACCTCGTCGATCCGGCTCGGCCCCCACTTGCCGACGTGCGCGCTCCTGATCAGGAACGGATAGGGGTTGCCCAGCACGGTGAAGGTGCTGTTGTCGAAGCGGGCGACGCCGCCGGGAACGCCGGCGAACATCTGGCCCCAGCAGCGCGCCACCGACCAGATCGGAAAGCCGACCTTGCGGAAGCGCACGGGGTCCCACGCGAACAGGAACGACCATTTGCGGTTGAGGTAGTCCAGCAGCAGGGTGACGCCCTGGGTGCCATAGATGTTGATCGCGTTCGGCGCGCACAGGATGATGTGCTTCTGGCCTTTGACCGAGCACTCGGCGGTCCACGCCTCGTCCCAACTCGAGATCACCGCCGAGAGCGGGATCGTGCTACCCGGCGTCGGCGCGACCGGCAACTGCCCGATGCCCTGCAGGGTCAGATTTACGTCGCCGGATTGATCTTGCGAAATCTGGCCGTAGAAGCGGACGAACTCGAGCCGGTCGTTCACCCCGTAGGTGCCCGTCCAGTCGGTCAGCAGGGTGTAGGGGTATTTGACCCCCTGCCCCGTGGTCCACCGGCGCGTGAAGGGCTGGTTGCCGTTCGCCAGCAGCTCGAACTGCTCGACGTGGCTCGGGCCGGCCACCATGATCTCGTCGTAGGGTGTCACCAGGAGCGCCACGACGGGCTCCGGCTTGGCGTCGGCGGTGAAGACGTTCAGCGGGTTCCAGATCGTGTAGGCGCCGGGGTTGCTGTAGAGCCACTGGCCGGTGCCGGGGACGTTCGCCGCGAGGTAGCCCTGGATGTACTGGACAAACGTCGTTTCCGGCGCGCCGTCGCTCAACAGCGAGGTGGTGTCGCCCAGCAATTGCACGATCGGGCCGCCCGCCGCCATGACCACGCGGCCGTCGTCGGTGGCATCGAAGATCACCCGGTTGCCGCCGCTGACCGGGACGCCGGTGACGTTCTGCACCGCGCCCGTCTGGCCCAGCAGGTAGACCTGCCCCTGGTCGGTGACAGCGATCAGGTTGTCGCGGTTCTGAGAGAGATAGGTCTTGCTGCCCCCGAGCGGCGAAAGGTTGAACGGCACCAGCCCCGGGTAGCGCGAGTGGCCGCCTGCGGCGTTGGCGTAGCCGTTCTCAACCGCAGCCAGGGCCTTCGTGAGCACCGTCTCGTCCGCGTCGGTGAACATCCGCTGATCCCAGGGGAAGTCAGCCCACTCGGCCATTTCAGTTGACCACCACGTGGACCTTGAGTTGCCACGCGACCGTCGCGCCGGACGCGCCCTGCACCTGCACCAGCAGCATAGGGCCCGAGGCAACGATCGCCAGCGCGTAGCCGGCGCTTCCGGTCACCACCGGCGTGCGCACGCTGGTCTGGGCCACGCTGTCGAGCTGCGTTGCTGAGGGCGTGATCGGCGCGGCGCACAGGGCCGAGCCGCCGAGGCTGTCGGTGATCAGCTCGCCAGCCTGGAACGTCCCGGTGATGTCGATCAGGCCGAGCGTGCCGGCTGCTGTGGTGCCGCTCTTGGCCTGGATCAGCGCGACCGCGCCGCTGCTCTGGCCGGTCAGCACGGCCGGCACCGAGAACGCGCTGGTGCCCGAGGAATATGGCAGCGCGGCGCTCGCCTGCGCGGCGCCGGCCATCTCCCAGAAGATCGCGTAGTCGGTGTTGTTCTCGCTCTTGGCGACCGCCTGCACGTGCACCAGGGCGTTCTGGCCCGGCTGAAGCTGCAACTGCCACGCGGTCGTGGCGCTCGCGTCGACCGTCACGCCGTCGACGATCGCCGTGTCGTTGGTGCGCAGCGTGGCGAAGACCGCCAGCGTGCCGGTGACGGTGGTCAGCGGGTCGAGGTAGCAATCCTGGAAAGTGACCTGGTTCTGCGGTGCCAGCAGGTTGATCGAGCAGCCGCGGATCGAGCTGTCCTTCACCCGCACGTTCTGGCAAGTGCCCCCGAAGATGCACTGGGCGCCGTTCACCTGATCGCCAAAGACCTGGCCGCCCTCGATCACCACGTTCCGAATGGTGTTGATGCCGAAATACGCCGTGTTGGTCCCGTCCTGGATGCGCCAGTTGATCAGGCAGCTATCCCAGGCGCAGTTCTTCAGCAGCACGTCGCGCGCGCCGGTCAGGATCAGCGCCGCGCATTGGTTCGACTGGAACTGGACGCCCTGCATCAGGAGGTTTTCGCAGTAGAGGTCGAACACCTCGAACGTGACGCCGGTGGTCACGCACAGCGAAATCGAGCCGCCGAGCCACTGGATGTTCTGGCACGCCGTTCCGGCCGTGGTGAGCGAAGCGTCGCTGTCACCCCGGAAGTCGGCGGCGTTGTTGCAGTTGGAGATGCTAAAGTCGGTCCAGATGCAGTCCTGCACGCCCTTGGCGCGAACGCCGCTGGCGAACCGCTGCACCAGCACGTGCTCGAAGACGACGTTGGCGACGCCGGTCATGTCGACGCCGATGCTGCCCTGCGCCAGCACGACGCCGTCGAGCACCAGGTTGCGCAGGCCCGCGCCGTCGCCTCCGAAGGTGCAGACACTGGCGCCCACCTGGCACTGCAGCGACGTGGCGCTAAGGCCCTGGCCGCGCAGGATGACGCCCTGCGGCAGCGTGAAGGCGAGCACCGGGAAGGTGCCGGCGGGGATCGTCACCTCGCCGCCGCCCTGCGCGGCCGCAGCCCCGATCGCGGCCGCGAGCGTGGCGCCGTTCGTCGCCGCTCCCGCGGTCGCCGACCAGACGCCGAAGTTGGCCACGTGGACCGCGCGGTCGAGCCACGCGCGGAGCTGCACCGGCTGGGCGCCGCGGGGGGCGGACGCCATCGCGTAGGAGGCGTCGACGCCGTCGATCGTCGTCAGCGGCGGGTTGACGATGCCGGTCGTGTCGGTTTCGTTGATCAGCAGGTAGTAGGGCACGTAGGTGTAGATCGGCCGCAGCCAGGAGCCGTAGGTGACGCCGTTGGCGTCGACCTGCGATTGCAGGATCTGCGGGTTCAGCGCCGGCTGCGTGAGCAGCACGTCGTAGAAGACGGGCGCGGGCTGGCTGGTGCCCGCCATCATGATCTGGACCTTGGCGCCGGAGTAGCCGGGGCGCCAGATGTCGAAGTCCGGGATCGCGAAGCCGAACGGCGGCAGACCGCCCGCAGGCTTCGCCAGGATGGTCGGCGGCTTGGTGCGCGGGATGCCGAAGGGCGACAGGGACGTGGAGGGTGTTGGCACCGGCGTCGCCTCAAAATAGATCGTTGAGCACAGGACTTCGAGGTATGTGCGCCCGAGCGCGCAGTGCGCGGGGAAGGTGCAGGCGACCGCCTCGGCATACGCGCGGGCGAAGGCGACCGGCGTCGTGCTGGGCGTCGCGAGCGCCTCGAGCCATGCGCGGGTGATGAGGCCGGCGGTCACCTGATCAGACCGTCAGCTTCGCGCCGACTTTGATCTTGCCGCCGACCATGTTCGAGGCGAGCCATGCGGAGCTGGTCGCGGGATCGAGCGCGCTGACGCTGCGCGTGGCGATCGGCGAGGTCGAGATGGCGATGTTCGAGTTGACCTGGACGGTGCTGCTCGACTTGAGCACGGTCGCCATCGAGCGGCCGCCGCTGTCCGTCTTGAACATCGAGGCGACCACCGTCACGCCGTAGACGATGCCGAGATTGCTCGGCAGGTCCTGCACGACGTAGGTGTCCTGCGCGTTCAGCGTCGAGCTTGAGTTGTAGTCGCTGGCGGGGACGGGAGGCACCAGCGCGGCGTTCTGCCAGTTCGCGCTCTCGCCAACCGGGGTGAAGGCGACGCTGTCGTTGCTGACCGGCTCGAGCGCGACCACGCGCACGTCGCCGAGGAAGGTGTTGTTCGGGGACGATCCGGTCGCGTCGCACAGATATTCGTGCATCGTCCGCATAAAGACGCCGGTCGCGCCGCCGGTCGACAGCCACGCGATGGCGGAGACGAGCGTGCTCGGGGTGGCGTCCCATGCGTTCTGGCCCGTGTAAGTCATCACGGTTGCCGACTGGTTGCCTGGCCCCGCGCCGACCTTGATGGTGATCGTGCCGCTGGTGGCGCTCATGACGACGCCGATCTCGAGATAGAACCACGCCGCGAAAGGGAACGCATTGATCCCGGATGTCGCCAGGAGAGCGGACGGGGCATAGATGCCGGTGTATCCGCCCTTGTATATCTTGAATACCCTTGTGGTCGTGGTGAACGATATCACGAACTGATTGATGCCGTTCGGAGAAACGAACACCAGATACACGGCCTCGTCGGCGCCGTTGTTGTAGACGAAGAACCTCTGCCCCCAAAAGAACGTGCCCACTGAGGATGGCAGCGGGCGCAGGGCAAAATCCGACCCGTTCGTGTTCGTCACCTGAAGATAGTTGTCTCCGAGCGGGCCTCCTGTCTGGATCGACATCGTGACGGTGTCGGCGGTCGTCAGCTCGCCGTTGGCAATCATGTCGGCAATCGCCGTCGAGAATGCCCAGGATTGGGTCAGCAGGAGCGCCATGCGGCCGGTCCTCCGTGTATCGGGGTTCTGCCGCGGCTCAGACGATGACCGCGGTATCGCCCGCGCTCGGCGCGCCGGTCAGCGTGGTGACCGTGAGCTGGAATGTCGAGCCGTTGTAGCCGGTGATGGTGGCGCCCTGGCCGGCGAGCGCGCCGGTGATGAAGATCACCGTGCGGCCGTTGTAGTTGGCGCTTGTGGTCGACGACAGGTTGGTGTTGATGACCGTGCTGCTCGATCCGGACTGCGCGGTGAACGGCACCGTGGCGAGCGCCCCCTGGCCCAGATTGGTGGCCGCCTGGGTCGCGCCGGCGATCGCCGCGGCGTTGACGCCCATCAGGCCGCTGCCGACCAGGCCGGCCCAGAAGTTGGCGGCAACTGCCATGAAGTCCTTGGCGATCGGCACTGCGGTGCTGAAGACGCCTTCGAGGGTGAAGTTGCCCGCCGCCGACACGTCGCTCGACAGCAGCGCCACGCTGTAGACGCCGCCCGCGACATGGGCGAACGTGCGCGCGCTGATATCCCCATAGGTCGAGCCTGCGAACAGCAGCAGGTTGCCGCTCGACGAGGTCAGCCCGGTCAGCGGCGTCTTGAAGTCGCTGTTCGACAGGAACGGCCCCATGAACACGGTGTTGCCCACGCCGGCCGGAATGATCTGCATCGAAAGCTCTCCTGGGATCAGCCTGGGCTTGCGCCCCAGCCGGTTGTGGGTGGCGGATTGTTCGCGAGGTAGGTTTGCAGCACGCCGGCGCCCTGCTCGTGCCTGGCCGGCTGGCAGACCAGATAGACCGGCGCGTCGACGTAGACCGGCTGCGGCCAGCGACCGCGCGCGGTCAGCTTGACCGGGTTGCCGAGCTGCGTGTCGCTCCATGCGTCCGAATAGAGCATCGCGAGCACCTGGGTCGGTGGCATCTCGCCGAGCGCCGTGTTCGCGAGCCACACGCTGATCCGGGCCATGCCGTAGATCGGGTTGTCGATCTCGAAATGGTTCAGCAGCATCCGGCGGGGCATCGCGCCTCAGACCCCGTTGTTGTAGCTGACGCGCCCGAGGCCGGCCTGCTCGTCTGCGTCGTAGGCCTCAAGCTCGGTGAGCAGCTCGTTGCCCTCGACCTTCATGTCGCGCACCTCGTCCGCCGGCAGTTTGCGGACCGGCCCGTTGCCGACCTGGTGCGCGGTCAGGGTGACGATGCAGAGGTTCCACGTCTCGCGCAGCAACCCCATCCGCGTGCCGCCCTGCGCCGATACGAAATCCGGGCTGTAGGTCTGGAACAGCACCCGCAGCGTGTAGGTGTTGTTCCAGTCCGGGCACGGCGACACCTGCAGCGTCGGCCTGTCGCCCCGATCGATGTAGACGAAGCGCGGGCAACCGAACTGGGTGCCCGTGCCGCTCGGCAGGATCGGCGCCGGCGTGGGCGGCCAGTAGTAGGCCGGGTTCCAGAAGCTCGGCGCCATCGCCGGCAGCATCGGCGCGGGCGGGCTCGGAGTGAACGGCCAGGGCGACGGGGGCCAGCTTACGGGCGGCCACGCCGCGAGCGGGTTCCACCAGGGCGGCGCGCTCGAGGGGGCGCTGGCGGGCGGAGAGGGCAGCCACAGCCAGTCCGGCGTCATGTCCGACGGCAGGCCGCTGCCGGAGCCGGACACCGGCAGGTCGACCACCTGGATGCTTTCCCACTCCTGCCGCCGCACGTGGCCGAGCCGGATCATCCCGTTTGGCTCGACCTGCGGGCCGACCTGGGTGTCGTCGGTCGCAGGAAGCCAGCCTGGCACGTTCGGGTAGGCGTCCGGGCCGCCAGCCCCGCTGGCGCCCATCCAGACATCCACGACGGCCTGGATGCCGTCCTTGGCCTGCTGCGGGCCCAGAAGCTGGTTCAGGTCGTAGGACCACACCCCGGGCGTCAGGGTGACCATCGCCGTCTGCGGCACCAGCCACCACGAACGCTGGCGCGCCGCGATCCGGCCCACCACCATGTCCAGCCAGTATTTCGTCTCTGTCACCTCGGCGTCGCGCGAGCCTGCCGACCGGATCGCGGTCGCGCCGATCTTGCGAAGGGCGCGCTCGCAGATTTCGTTGACCGTCAGGACGCGCAACGGGGCGACCCTCCTTCTTCGCTCAGGCCGCCCGCATCAGCATCCGCGCGGCGTCGGCGTCGTCGAGGTCGTCCATCTCGTGGTCAGCCAGGCTCTCGCCGGGCTTCAGCACGGCGTCCTTGGCAGTCTGCCGCTCGATCAGGAACTTGATCAGCTTCTCGCGGTGTGTGGTCGAGTTGAAGTACTGGCCGCCGCGCATCTGCGCCGACCGGGTCAGCAGAGCGTCCGTGGTCAGCTCGGCGAGGCTCGCGACCACCAGGTTTGGCGCCAGCACGGCCGGCAGGTTGCGGCTCTGCTGGCTGACCGTCAGCGGGGGCACTTCCTCGCCCTCGTCGTTCACCACCTTGAACGCCGGGTCCTTGAGGAAGACGCGCGCCTCCACCTCCGGCATGTGGCACGGCTCGTTGCAGCGCAGCGGCCACGAGACGCCCAGCCGGCTGTCGTGGTGGCGCGGCAGCACGCGCGAGTGGTCGTTCGGGTCGACGCTGCGGGCGTTCAGGTCGAACACCGCCCACTCGCCGGGCTCCTGCTTGTCCTTGGGCATCGGTCAGTCTCCAGGGGGTTGGAACGCAGAAAACCCCCTCCTTTGCGGGGAGGGGGTTGCGGGAGATCAGTTCACCGGCCGGCGGAAGTCGAACATCAGGAAGCCGCTGCCGCTCGCGGTCGAGGCCGCCAGCTTGTAGCTGACGTCGATCGCGGCCGAGACCACGTAGCCCTCGGGGATCGGCAGGGTCGAGCCGGTGCCGGCGACGGTCTTCAGCAGCGAGCCCATCGTCACGCTGCCGTAGGTGAGGCTCGCCTTGATGGTGCCAGCGGTCGCCGTCGAGATGCCGGTCGCAAAGCCGGTCGAAGTGCCCAGCACGCCGAACGCGATCGTCTCGCTGGCGCTGTCCACCACCACCACGTCGACCGCGGGGTCTGCCTCCACGTAGGCGTTCGCCGGCAACTGCCAGCCGGTGTCGAACTCGACGTTCGCGCCGGCCTGGGCGAAGCTGTAGGGGATCATCGCCGTCTGGTCGCGCTCGTTGCCGTCAAGGAAGAAGTTCGGCACGTCGCCCGGCGTGCAGCCTGGGCGGTAGAAGCACAGACCCTTGGTGGTGATGCCGGTGATGTCCACGCTGGGCGGCGCCGGCTGGCCGCCGCCGCTCTGCAGCACGGCGAAGCGCATCTTGCCTTCGACGATCGCCTTGGGCTGGGTGACCGCGGCGAAGTTGTTGTCCGGGTCGTAGATGGTGGCAAGCACGGCGGCGGTCGCGGCGGTGGTGCCGTTCAGGTTCAGCACGTTGAACACGCCGGCGTCGGTGATCGACTTCCCGGTGAACGACGACTGCAACTGGATGTCGAAGATGATGTAGCTGTTGGGCTGGGCCATTTCTGTGCGCCTCCTGGCGCGCGATGCGAGGGCGAACCGTCCACGCGGCGCCCCGCGGCGAAGTCAAGCCGCGAGGCGCCGTCTCCGGATGGGAACCGGGGTCAGATGGTCGCGGCGCTCGCCGTGTAGAGATTGACGATCCCGAAGTCCTGCTTGGTATTGCTGTCCGGGATCGAGGTGAACTGCGGCTTCAGCATGCCGATGATCCGGCCGACGGCGATACCAGGGCGGTTCTTGTAGTCGTTCTGGTCCGCCTCCTCGTATTCGATGTCGTTGATCGTGGCGAAGCCCATCGCCTGCGCGCCCATGAACAGCGCCTGCGCGCCGTCGACGGTGCCCGCCGCGCCCCACTTGCTGCCGCTGGCGAGGCCCAGGGTGGTCTGGACCTTGTTGTGTTCGTACAGCACCACGCCGTCGATCACGGCCAGGGCGTTGCGGAACAGCGGGTTGTCGTTGCCCCGCGGCGCCGCCCGGCTGGTCAGGGTCTGGTAGGTGGCATCGTTCTTCAGATCGCGGCACTGCTCGGTCGACAGCACCATCCCGTACCATTCGCGGCCGCCCGAACGGATCGGCTTCATCCGCTTGCGCTTGGCGTAGGCCTGCGCGGCCACGATCATGTGCCACGCCATGGTGTCGGTCGCCTGCAGGGTCGCCGTGCTGGTTGCCACGTTGGCGAACCGCTGCCGCCCGCTCGAGGGCGCCACCACGTCGGCGGCGAACGAAAGCTGGGTGAGCTGGCTCGTGGAGGAGCGCGTCGAGCCGTCGTTGTTGTAGGTGAACGCGACACCGCTCGCCATCAGGAAGATCATCTGGTCGATCTTGTCGGCCAGCCAGAAGGCCAGCTTCTCGCGGGCAGTAGAACGAAATCTGATCACTGTCCGCTGCTCGGCCATTTGCGTGTGTGTTCATGCGGGGACGCTAGTCCCGCACCGTCAGTCCCCAGCGGCGGGGCTGACTGCTGCATGTTGCCATGCAGACCAGACTATATCTTCGGCCCGATTGCAGGTCGGGTCGCTCGGCACTTCGCGCCGCTTGGCGCTACGGGCATCACACCCTAGTCGTTGAACCTTCTCTGAGCAGGTGGGCACAAACCCCGCCGTTGCGGAATTTCGAGATGTTGCAGTTGTAGCAAAGGACCTGGAAGTTGGTCGGGAAGCCGTTCTTGACGATCCAAGCATACATGTGCTTGGCCCATCTGAGCGCCGGCTCATTGCGCCTATGCTCGTTCCCGTCGTTGTCGACGTGATCGAGGGTCAGCATCGACCGCTCCGTCTCTCCGCAACACACGCACCGATAACCGCCGTAGTGCTCAAACACCTGATCCCGAAGCGCATACGTCCATACGCGGCGACGTCTGTTCTTCTCGACCTTGTGCTTGTGGTAGCTCTTGTTGACGATCTTTCGGGCTCTCTCGGGGTTTTCGTCCCGTCGCCTTTGTTCCTTCGCCGCATTCTTCGCGCGATGGCAGGTCAGGCAGACATGCTGCCGATACTGCTTTCCGCGAAGCCTTTGGCAATAGACCTTGGCGAAATCTTCAAGCGGCTTCTCCGCGCCGCATGTCCTGCAAGTTCGAACTGTCTCAGAGCTTGGCTGCTGATTGTCTGCGTGATCTGACATGGGGCGACTGTGCCACATGCCCAACAGAGTTTCCAGCAATTAACCGAGTTATCACCTGCGCGTTGCCGCGCCGGGGGGCTTCTTACAAACCCTTGCTGCGTACGCCGTGCCGAAGCTGGTCGATGTGGACGAGCACGCTGTCGTTGAACAGCGGCTCCTCGTTGCCCGACAGGATGTTGTCGCCGGCGATGCCGTCCTGCTGCAGGTCGGCCACCAACTGCATGATGCATTGGTCGCCGCGCTCGGTGCGGGTCAGCTCGGTGATGCGCTGGATGACGTTGTTCATCCCCGCGCCCACGAAGCCGTTGCTCATCCAGAAATTGGCGTCGCGGCCGGCGATCCAGATTTCGGTCGCCCAGACCATCTTGCGTGCGGTGCTCAGGGCACCGAAGTCCGTCGTAGCCATCTGAGGCTCCTCGTTACATGTAGCGAGCCCGGACGGCTGCCGGCAGCGCTTCGATCTCGTCGGTCGTCATCGTGGCGATGCGGCCTTCGTTGATCTCGTTGTCGCTGCCAGCCGTTCCGGCTGCTGCAAGGTTGGGGGGGTGGTTCGCGAACCGCTGAAGCGGTGCCGCGGCAGGCTGTTGGCCGGGCAGCGCAGCCGGCTGCTGCACTCCGGGTTGGGGTTGCTGACGCTGGGCGAAGCGCTGCGCCTCGACCTGGGCGATGCGGCTCGGGTAGAGCCACGGTCCCAGGACGTCGGTCATCTGCGCCATGAACGCCCGCAGGCGGAGGGCGTCCGCCGTGTTGCCGGTGGTGATCGGCGCCCCCGTCTTGGCGAAGAAGTCGATCCCCCAGTTCTCGAGCCAGTTCCACTCCAGGGGCTTGAGCTGCGCGCACCAGGGATGCCGCTGCTCGAGGTTGAAGGTGGCCGTGTCGAGGATCTGGGCGTCGGCGATGCCGGGCTGGATCGTCGGCACCTGGGTCTGCACCCAGCGCGCGAGGTTGCCCTCGCGCAGCGCGGCGATCGCGTTCTGTGCGGCGATCTGGATGCGCGTCAGGTCGGTCGCCAAGATCTCGCCGCGGTCGAACTTGCCCGCGGCTTCGATCATCGCGTTCTGCTGCGCAAGGATCTGCTGCTCGATCGTCGCCTGTACCGGCTGGGGGGCCGGCGGCTGGGTGCCAGGCTGCGGTGCCGCGGCCGGCTGTGCGCGCGCAGTGGCGAGCGCGCCCTCCATGTAGAGCGCCCGATTGCGCCATTCCTCGGCCGACGCCCCGTTGGTCCTGGCTGCCGCGAGGGCTTCGTCCAGACGTTCCTTCGGGATCATGATCGGCTGCGCGCCCGGCTGCGGCGCCGGCTGTGTGCCGGTGGGCTGCTGGACGGGTGCGGGCTGCTGGGCTGGCCGCTGGCCGTCCTCGAGGTCCGCCGCGCGCCGGGCTGCTGTCAGCGCGGCGTCGTCGAAGTCGGGTGTCGGTGCGGCGGCTGTCTCCGGCGCAAGCGGCACCGGCTGTTGCGCAGCAGGAAGCGGCGCGCCGCCCGGAAGGCCCGGGAGCGGCGTCGAGAGGCTCGTTGACATGGAAATGTCCCACTATGTCGCGGTTGGGGTGCGGATACGCCCGCGTCTCGGCCCGGCGGCGGCCCCGACGATTTCGCTCGTCGGCAGCGAACTGTTTCAGGACTGGCGGTAGCGGACGATGCCTTCCTGGTAGCCGCCCTCGCAGCGGTCGGCCATTTCGTCGAGCGTCCACAGGCGGGCGCGCGCCCACGTCTCCGCAAGGTCCGTCACCAGCAGGATCACCGACCGCTTGTCCTCCTCGGCGTGCTCCTGCCAGCCGCGCCAGACGCTGCTGATGAACCCGTTCACCCAGAGGATGACCCAGTGGCCGTAGTGGTGGCTCTCGCCGTTCAACTTGACGGCGAGGTCGATCATCCGCGCCAGCACGTCGCCGGGCGGCATGCGCGAGGTCGGCACCACGCCGTTGCAGGCGCCCCGGCCGCTCGCCAGCATGATGCAGGCATACCAGGCGCCCTCGTCGCCGACGGCGCGCTCGATGTCCTCGGCAAGCTCCTGGAACAGCCGTTCGTCCGGGACGCGATGCAGCGGCCGGCCGCAATCGACCAGCCGCCGCGTCGTTCCGAGGACCGGCAGGAGTTGCCAGCCGTCGAGGGGCATCGGGTCAGCCCACGGGCAGCGCCGACGCCGGGATCGTCGTCACCGACGGCGCCACGCTGGCCGGCGGCGGGCTCTGCGGCACGCCGGAGACGGCGCCTGTCGCCTTGGCTGCGGCGGTGCAGGCGGACTGCACGAAGGCGGCGCTCTCGTTGGTGGCGAGCACCGCGACGATACCGCCGAGCGGCCCGAGCGCCGAGGCTGCGGTGTCGATGGTGGCATTGACCGCCGTGACGATCTGGCCGCCGTTCGCGGTCGCCAGCGTGCAGAACAACTGGCCGGGCAGCGTCGCGGCCGCGCTGGTGGCGAGGCTGGTGAGCTGCGAGCAGGCGACGCCGCCGGCGAGGGCCGCGACGGCGACGCTGGCGAAAAGGAAACGCTTCATGGCTGGAAAGTTCCACTTCATGGCTCAGGCTCCTGGCTTGGCCGCGGTCGCGCCGCCAGCGGCCGTCTGTTGCGCGGGTGGTGAGATGCTGACGTTGGGATCGGTCGCCAGTAGACCGCCGAAGGCGTTGAGCACCATCTGCTCGACGTCGAAGCCGCTCTTGCCGAACAGCTTGATGGCTGCGGGGAAATTGCGGCCCACGTTGTTGACCGCCTGCGCCAGCTCGGGGCTGTGCATGTCGACGGTCGTGAAGGACTTGCTGGCTGCGGCCAGGGCGCCATACATCCCTTGCGCCTCGTGCTGGACGCCGTCGAGCAATGCCTGTCGCAGGTTTTCGTTCTTGACGTGCTTGGCCAGAAACGCAGCCACGATCGCCAGCAGCACGGGACCGAGGGCTCCGAGCGCATTCAGCCCAAGCTGCCACCAGGGCGTCAGGTTGACGGCCGCCTGGCTCACCGCGCCGTCGGCGAAAGCCACGGAGGCGAACAGCACGACGAACGCGACCGCGCACACCACCGCGAACGCGCGGTGGCGCAGCATCATCAGGGCGAACATTTGCAGTCTCCGAGGGATTGTGGCGCGCGCGCCGCGCGCCGGTTTCAGTGCCGTCAGTGGCGACGGTTCTCGCGGTCATCCAGCATTTCGCGGATCTGGTTGAGCGTCGGCTTCTCGGCGAGGATCGTCGCCTGCTTCTCGCGCCAGTCCGCCGACGCCTCGCTCATCTTTCGCAGTTCAGCCCACAGCGCCGCCATGCTGTCGCGCCTGATCCTTTCGGCTTCGGTACGGTCGCCGTCGGCCTTCGCGTCCATCGCGTTCAGCCGCATGTGCAGGTGGCCGATGGCCACGCCGACGGCGCTGAACAGCAGGCCGCCCAGCGCGATGACGATCTGCCAGAGCCGGTCGGCGCTGGGTTGGCCACCAACGTCCATCGGCATTCAGACCCTCCCATGAAGCGGTCAGGACGCGGGCGCGCCGACGGGCAGGCAGTCGCAGCGGATCACCTCGCCGCGGTGCGGGCCGCCGATGACGCGGTGGCAATCAGCCGGCAGCGATGGCGGCATGCCGATCTGCGCCGGCCTGGGAGGCGGCCAGCGTGTGGCAGGAGGAGGCACCGGAGCGCCGAACAACGCCGGCCAAGCGTTCCAGCCGCAGATGAGGGCGAGCAGCGCGAGGCGGGTCACTGGCCGCCGCCGAACTGGGCCGGGTTGCTCGACGGGTAGCGCGCCGTCCCAGGATTGCACCCGAACATCGGCTCTTCTCGGTTGCTCAATACCATATGGCTATCGCCCCGGGTGCCCCCGCCCCTCCGGCAAATGCCGACGCGCCCGTGCTGGCGGCGCCGCTTCCCGATCCCCCGTAGCCGCTTGCGGGCGCATTGCCTGCGGAGTTCGTCACCGCCACGCCACCGATCCCCCACGGCGACGGCAACCCGCCACCGCCGGCCGCGCCGCCGCCGTTCGCCTGCGGGTAAGTGGCGCTTTCAACCGTCATAGCCGCAGTGGGGATGATCGGTGTCGCCGTCGCCTGGATGTAAATGGAAATAGCTGCCTGAGCCGCCGCATTGCCCGTGGTCGAGCCGGTTCCACCCAGACCGCCCTTGGCGATGAGCGTCGTCGCGCCGTAGGTGAATTGCGTTCCACCCCCAGTGCCGCCGGGGTTGTTGCCGGTTGCCCCCGGCACGCCGCCGGCAGCAATCGCGTATGTCATCGAGGCGCCTGGGGTCAGCGCCGTCAAGAGCGCGCAGACGAGGTTCCCCGGAACGCCGCCGGCCGCAACCGCCACGCCCGCCGCAACGCTGCCCCCGGCGCCGCCACCGCCTTGCAGACACACCTTAGCAGCCTGCACACCAGCCGGCACGGTCCAACTCGTCCCGCTCGTCAGGAGCACGTAGTTGCCGTATGTGTTGCCCTGCGGCGTCACTGCCGTCCATGCGACGGCGTTCCACTCCATCAACGTGTGCAGCGTCGTGTCGTAGACGACCAGCCCCTCCACCGGGCTGCCGATAGCGGCCCGCTGCGTGCTCGTCATCCGCGGCGGGGCAAGTCCCTTCGTCGTACCGCGCATATCCACCACAGCAGACGCGTCGGGCACGGTAGTGCCCCCGAACGTCATGCCCGCTGCGGTCCAGCTTTGCGCGCCGGCATCCTCGTTGGTGAGGAAATACCTGTTGGTGACGTTCGGCAACGATGACATATCTGGCATATCGTAGGCATAGACGTTCGTGATTGTTCCGTTGTTTACCGGATTAAATCCGATATGGTTCATGTAAAGGTTGGTCAAGGCGACGCCGGCGCCGGTGTTCCCCTCGAAATATGCGTCATTGGCATAAGCGCCTACCAGAGCGCCGCTGCCGGTCATCTCGACAGCGCCTTCGCTACCGATGATGTGATCGAGCGATCCTGACCCGGAATAGTTCGCCTCACCCTTGCAGCCGACGATGTGAGCAGCGACGCCGCCCGCGCCGCTTCCGGTAGCTACGTTGTAGCAGTTAACTCCAACAACGGCCCCGGTCGTATTCGCTACCGCAGTCGATGTATTGAACCCGTTTACTTCGGTGACAGTGCCGCTCGCCGCGAAGGTAACGGCGTTGGTCGTGAAGATATCGCCGTTTAGCTGGATGTTGCCGAAAGCCGTGTTCGCGTAAACGACGCTCGCGCCGTTGGCTACAACCGTCGTGGCACCGGCACCGGAAAACTGGGGAACGGTGACGCCGGTGCCCGATGCCGTCTTGACCGTGATGGTGAAGGCGCCGGTTGACTGGTTTAGCAAATTCCAAACGCCGTTGTTCGGGACGACGAAGGTGACGTTCCCGGTCAACGTTCCAGTAAAAATCAGCGTCGGGTTGCTGTATTCTGCTTGCAGTAGCGTGTAGCTCCCAGTCGTTTCCGAAAGGGTGGTGATGCCGAGCGCCGAATTGATGTCCGAGGCCAGCAGCACGATGGCGCCAGCGCGCTCGTTGAAAGAAGCAACTCCGGCAACTCCAGCAACCGGGCTCTGGTTGACCGCATCTCCGGCGACGTCGCTGTTGGCGGCCGGCGCCCATAGCGCGAACGTCAGGCAGCCTAGGATGATGTCGAGGCGCCTCATCGGATCAGCTCGCCTTCACGGTGATGGTCGCCGACCCGCCGGCAATGCACTTGATCACGCCCGCCGGCACGAGCCCTAGCGCCGCGTAGTTGATCGACGAACCTTGGCCAATGATGGTGATCGCCGGCGCCGTCCACAGCACTGGGACGGTGCCATCGTCGGTGCAGGCCATCGTGGCGCTCGCGGTGTTCAGCTCGATCATCAGAACGGTGCGGCGTCCCGTCGGGTTGGTGTTCAGGATGGTCGCCGCGGTGCCGGTCAGGCTGGTGGTGAGCGGCGTCTCCATGAAGTTGCCGGAGGCGGCGAGGCTGATGTGCCCCGGGATCTTCGTGGTGCCGTCCTTGTCGATCCAGAAGCCGCCATAGGTGGCCATGCCTCCCATCGTGCCGACGACGATCTGGGCCGCGCCGCGCAGCGTCGGCACCAGCACGCAGGCGAAGGTCAGGGCGGCCAGGACCACGAGCGTCCGGGCGGTGAGACGGTTCATCGGGCTCTCCTGGTCAGGTGGCCTGCGGCTGGCCTGGCTGGGGCGGGTGCGGTCCCATCGGGCCGGCTGGCGACGGTGGCGCGCCGTGCGGATGCGGGGAGTGCGCGCCCTGGTGCGGCTGCTGCGCCGGGTGCGGTGCGCCCCCTGGCGCCCCTCCTGGCCGCTGTGCGCCGCCGCCGGGCGGAACGCCCTGTTGCGCCTGCGCCTGCTCGGCCTGCTGCACGGCCAGCTTCAGCTCGTCTTTGCGGCCCAGCGAGCTTGCGTCGATGATGAAGCTCGACGGGATCGGAATGCCGACCTGCTGCATGTTCAGCAGCTCGTTGAACTGGCCGGCGAGGAAGCTGTCCGAAAGGCTCGTCTCGTCGATCATCACGTCGTAGCGGCCGAGCGTGACGTTGTTGATGATGCCCGCCGCGCTGCGCTGGTTGAGGATATGTTCGACGGGCGTCGAGCCGGGCCCGGTGATCCGCACGATCCGCTGCTCGGTGTAGTGCTGCTGGACCACCTCGAGCTGCTTGCGGCCGAACAGCTCCTTGCTCCGGTGGTAGTTCGAGATGAACAGCTCGAGGCCGATCACGGTCTGCTGCTGGCGCGCCTGGATGGCGCGGCCGGAGACGGTGGCCTGATCGACCTGGCCCAGCGCGCTGTCGTTGATGCCGGCGACCTCTTTCATGTCGCCCTCCGCCTCTTTCTCGAGCTGCTCGATGCTGACCGGCGCCTGGACTGGGCTGATCTGCTGCGGCTCGGACAGGGCTGCATCAGCACCTTTCGTCCACTCCAGCATGAGGCCCGGCATGCCGCCTTCCTTCTCGAGGCGGCGTTTCATCTCTGGCGTCAGGCTGCCCTTCTCGTATTTCCAGCCGCTGTTGGAGGTGCGGCCGATGATGTTGAGCCTGGCCGTGCGCCGGACGTTCACCTCGTCCTGGATCGACAACAGGTCATGCACCATGCCGCGCGTCTTGCCGCGGCGGAAATACGGGAAGTAGGGGATCAGCGTCATCGTGTCGTAGGGCGACCACTCGTCGAACACGACGATGTCGCCGATCATGTGGGTCCAGCGCAGCCGCCGGATGCGCTTGCGCACGACCGCTATGTGCTCGCCGGTCTGTTCGGCCCAGGCCAGAACCTTCTGGACGCGATCGGGACCCCAGTCGTCCGGGATGCGGCGCTGATCTCCCGTGTCGTAGTCCACGAAAAACCATGCCCAGGTCCGCACGTAGTGCTGGATGTCGAGCATGCGGATGGTTTTTCGGTAGGTGTCGACCCAGTTGTAGAACTGGTCGGTGTAGAGCCGCCACGAATTTGGGTTGTCGACGTCGCCGCCGAACTTGCGCCACGGCGTGATTTCTTCGTGGCCCTCGTAGATCGTGCTCGGGAACTGGTTGAAGGTCATCCCGTTGGTCAGCGGGCGGATCAGGTTCGCCGCCGGGACGCCGTAGAAGTACTCCACCTCGTCGACGCTGATCCAGCGCGAGCAGGTCACGTGGCTGCCGCTGTTCAGGTCGTACTCGTCGGCGTCCGGGTCGACGTAGACCGTGAACGGGTCGACCGCCTTCCACTGCACGTCGCCGAACATGTTGACGTTGAAGTCGAGGCGGCAGTCGTAGTAGCCGCGCCCGGTCAGGATGCCGTCTAGGAACACCTCGCTGTCGACGTAGGCCAGCATGTTCTGCTTGGCGATCTGCTTGGAAACCGCCGAGAGGACGCTCGCGACCTCGGCCGTGCCGGTGCCGTCATTGCCGGGCAGGTAGGCGCTGTCGGTCTGGTTATTGAGGTGATACCCCATCACCAGGTTCACCAGAGGCCGGATCTTGTTGATGGTCAGCACCGGGCGGCGCTCGTCGACGAGCTTGCGCAGGTCGCGCTCGGACCACTGCTTGCCCTCGAAATACTCGACGCACTGCTTGGCCTGCTCCGACCACGTGGACAGCGCGTCGGCCGCCCGCCGGAACCGCTCGGCGTGCTTGATGATCATGTCCCAGTCCTGGCGCGGCAGCTTTCGCGTCAGCGGGTCGATCAGGACGGTCGAGCCGGACATGCGAGCCCTTTCGGCGTCGGCGGTCTGCGCGCGCGGCGGCTGCTAGCTGATCTTCGCGCCGGCCATCGAGATCCAGGCGCCGGCGGTCAGGCAGATGAAGATCGCCCGCTTGTCGGCCGCCATCGCATTGCCGGTCGCAGTGGCGACGCCGTCGATGGTGTCGCCGGCGTTGGTCGCCGGGTTCAACGCCATGCCGAACACGGTGGTGCTGTCGGCGCCGTCGTTGACCAGATAGACGAACGTTCCCGGGATTGCCTGCGGCAGCACGCAGGCGTCGGTGTTGTTGGCGACCGTCGCCAGCCGGTTCATCCCAGGGTTGAGCTGCGTCGCCGCGGTCTGGCTGCCGCTGGTGTGCGCCGTCAGGCCGTTCTGGGTGTCCTGCGGCAGGCCGCCCTTCAGCGCGTTGGCAACCGCAGTCTGGTTGACGATGAACGATCCCGCTGACGCCAGGAGGGCCTGGGCGGCGGTCGATGTGGTGGTCACGGCCATCTGTTGGCTCTCCCGTTAAAAAGCGCGGCTCATCCAAGTGGAGCCGCCGTCGCGATCGGCGAAGTTGGCGATCTTGTCGGCCGTCTTCTGGCCCTGCGTCTCGCGCTCGACGGGACCGAACGGCATGTAGAACGAATAGGCCAGGGTATCGCCGGTGTCCGGAGACGGCAGCCCGCGCGAGGCCATGTCCTCTTTCGTCTCGATCTGAACCTTGTCGCCGCGCTCGGCGAAGCCGTATTCCGGCCCGATCAGGTCCTCGAGCAGTTCCTGATCGTCGTCCGGGATCATGCCGCCGTCGGCGAGCCAGTCCCGGGTTGCCCACCACATCTCGGAGCGGCGGTTGAAGAACTTCTTCTCCTTGATCGCCTTCGTGCCGCCGAGCACGCCGACAACCTCGTGCCCCATCTCGCGCAGCAGATCGACGACGCCCCCGCCGGAGCCCGCCGCGTCGCAGAGGATGTGGTCAGGCTCCACGAGTTGTATCCACTCGTCGGCCCGGTAGGCGACCTGCGGTATGGTCATCTCGCGGCTTTTGAACAGCGGCACGAAACAGCGCGCCTGGCGCAGCGAGAAGACGATCTGATCGCCGCCCATCCGGGCCACGTCGATGACGAATAGCTTCGGCGCCCACAGGTTCTCGTCGAAGACGTAGGACTTCAGCCCCTCGCCGCCCTCGTTGATCAGCTTCCTGATCTGGCCGCCGTGGCGCAGCTTGAACCGCCGCCGCGCCTCGTCCACCAGATCCTGCGAAATGAGCTGGCTTGATCCCGACCTGGGAAACTCGCCCTTGACGCGCACCCGGACGAAATCGCTGTCCTCGCCGTAGTCCTCGATCCAGCCCTGGATCTGCGCCTGGTTGGCCTTCTTGCAGGTGCGCGTGTCGACCTGCCGGGTGATCCAGCGGTGGCGGAACTGGCGCCATGCCTCGCGGAAGCGCCCGGTGTTGCGCGTCGGATTGCCGAAGGCGAGGAAGATCGCGCCGTCAGTGGTCATCGCGCCGTCGGCCGCGGTCCAGATGCTGTCGTCGATCGCCGAGGCTTCATCAAATATCATCAGCACGTCTGTCTCGTGCGTGCCGGCGAACGCCTCCGAGCGCTCCTTGGTCCAGGGGACCGCCATCGCCTTGTGCGTCTCGGGCCGCGCCTTGAAGTAGTAGGTGGTCGCCGTCCAGGTGAACCAGTCGGCGTTGAGCGCAAGCCTGTGCCACTTCGCAAGCTCGCGCCACGTCTTGCCGGTGAGCTGGCCCTGGGTGTTGGCCGTGACGATCACCTGCGGATCGGTGCGGGTGCTCATGAACCAGTGGATGATCCACGCCACCAGCGCCGTCTTGCCGGAGCCGTGGCCTGAGGACGTCGCCATCTGGATGGCGCCCAGCGCTGCCCGCTGGATGCCGCGCTTGATGCACTCGCGAGCCAGATCGTCCAGCGTCTCGGCCTGCCACTGGTCCGGCCCGGTTTCGTCCGCGAGCTTGGTGCCCTCCTCGCCCCACGGGAATACGAACAGCACGAAGCCCAGCGGGTCGTACTTGAACTCGGCGATCTGGTCGGTCAGCTCCTCCGCGACCGCAGCGGCCGACGGCTCGACGATCTCCCGGCGCGCCACGAAACGGTCAGCCGGCGCCCTGGAACAGCTTCGTCTCGGCCTGCCGCCGGCGCAGCAGCCCCGCCATCACGTGGCCGCCCGCGCAAATCCACAGGTCGAGCTGGGCCGCGGCGCCTCGGTAGTCGCCGGCGTTCAGCTTGCGCAGCAGCGCCGACGAGACGAAATTTCCGATGCCCAGATTGTAGATGAAGTCCTCGAGTGCTGCCTGCTCGCCGTCGGTGAGCGGCACCTTGACCATCTGCGACAGGGTGCGCACCGACTGCTGCAGTTCGGCCGTCAGCCACGCGCGCGCGGTCGGCTCGTCGATCGACGCCGTGTCCGGCCCGACCCGCAGCGGCCCGGTTCCGTCCAGCCACACGGAGCCGTAGCCGATGGTCCAGACGCCGCCCGCATCCTGGTAAGGCTTGGCGCGAAAGTCCTCGAACTCGGCGATCATGTTGACCGCCGCCGGCTGCGCGGCAACGTCGGTCATCGTCAGATGCCGTCCTTGTCCGTCAGCACCAGGTCGACGAAGAAGAACTGCCCCGGCATGATCTTGCCGAAAGCGCCCGGGTTGCTGATGCTGAGCTTCATCTCGCCGTACGGTGTCCACTTCGACCACTGAGCGTTCGCATCGCTGCTGCCGCCATAGACACAGCGAAGCTCGACTTCCTCCTGCACCTTCCATCCCATTTCATTGGCGACGCTCTTGACGGTCGCCACGCACATTTTGGCTCGCAGCACGGGCTGGTCGGTCATTTCGAGTTCTCTCCTATCGTCGGATACTTCGCGTGCACCGCGCCGTCGACGCGGGCCTTCTCCGCCGGCGAGCCGTGCATGCCCACGAGCCCCAAGGCCGTCCTGGCACGCTTGCGCGTGTCGATCGGGTAGCCGCGCTTTTCCGGCTCGGCGAACTGGGACGTCGGGATCTGTGCGCGCTCGCCGGCGGTCAGACGGGACATAGAGGCAACATATGGAGGCAACCTCGCATCGGAAGGAAAGTCCTGCCCGGCGGCCCTGGTACGACCGCCGGGCAGGACTTCAGACCGGAGTGAAAGGAGGGAAGCCCCCGGGAGCCGCCGCCTACCTGTTATTCGGCGGCGCTTGGAACGGGCTGCTCGGCGCCCGGCGACTTCGACGCCAGCAGCGCCGCGAGCTTCGCCCCGTCGACCGGGCGCACCGTCGCCAGGTAGTGCTGCCCCAGCGTCGTGCCCATCCAGGCGATCTCCGGATCGTCGGGCCGCCACGCCACCGTCAGCTTCACCTCGCCGATCGTCGCCCCGGCCTGCACCTGCTGACCCGGCGGCAGCACCGTCTTGAACGACACCTCGTGCACCACCGTGTCGTTGGCAACGCCGACCTTCGTCGCCGCGCGGTTGGCGGCAACGAGCTGCACCACCGCCCCCAGCGCCACCGGCCCGGCGCACTCCTCCGCCAGCATGTCGATCGTCAGCACGCCGTCGCCGCTCGTCCGCTGATCCGTCTTCGGCGCCAGCAGGTCGGCGAAGCGCCACTCGAGGAAGTCCGCAAGCTCGTTCGGCGCCTCGCTGCCCCCGAACCGAACCTGCTGAAGCTCCGAGACGTCGATCGGACCATGCTCGCGCTGCCACGCCGCCTGCCACCAGGCTTGATCGCTCGCGTACTCGGCCATGCAGTCGACCGACACGAACTGCCCGCAGCCCCGCAGCGCCACGACCAGGTGCCTCAGCCGCTCCGGCCACTCCCGGAACGGCACACCAGACAGCCGCGGCCGATACGCCCCGAACGCAGCCGCCGTCGTCCACGACGTGTAACCGTCCGAATAGACCACGATCCAGTCGCCCCGCACCGGCGTCCCACGCAGGAACACCTCCGAAGGCACCGACACGTGCAGCACCGCCGGGCCGTCGTCCGTCGCGATCTCCACCGACAGCCAGACGTGCTGGCTCGGAACGTCCGCCTCCGTCTTGTCGAACCCAATCACCCGCGCCGCCCGCACCACCTTCGTGCCGACATACACCGGCCACCCAGCCGCCCAGTCCGGAACACCGGTCAAGACGGCGCACCCCCGAACCCGATAAATCGCTCGAGCCGCGTCATCTGCTCGTGCAACAGGTTCAGCAGCGCGTCCGTGTCCGCCTGCGTGTGCTCGTGCAACGACAACACCGAGGCAAGCCGCTCCAGCAGCGGCGCCGAAACAGAAACCCCAGGACCAGCAATCTGGTCCCCGTTCGTAGAACCAACAGAAGCAGGCTCCGCAGGCAGCGCCACGTCCGCCGCCCGCTCCAGCCGCCGCAGCAGCAGCCCCAGCCGGTCGTTCAGCCGGCACTGCTCGCCAATCACCCGATGGTGCAACACAATCACGTCGTCCATCACACCCGTCTCGCGCTTCGGCTCCGGAACAGCCTGCGTCGACGCCCCAGGGGTCGTAAACGGACTCCCAAGCGGAATGCGCACCCCAGGCGCCGCATTCTGCGCCGGCCCCGAGTTGTTCCGCGACAGCCCCAGCCCGTGGTCACTCAAACGATCAACCATCACTCAACTCCCTCTCTCCGCCGAAAAAAGGATCACCATCCCAAGAAAAGCCAGGAACCACTCCCAGCCACCCCTCCTCACCCTCCAATCACCGGCCCACAGGCCGGCAACCAAACCCAGGCTTGCGCAAAATCCCCAGCCGAACCGGCACCTGCACACCCTTCGATCCCACCCGCAAACTCGCCCCGCGAGCCTGCGTCGATCCACCGCCCTTCCGCTCCACCCGAGATCACCCCTCTATCGCAACACGAAATTTTTTGCCGGCCCACAAACCACCCGCTTAACAGCCCTCTCAACAGTGCTCTCAAACCGCTCACGAAACGCTCTCAGAGCGGTCGCGAAACGCTTCTGCTAAAGCGCCTCGAAACCACACAAGAATTTTCGCGGGTATGTGAAATAGGAACCCCACCCCCGGTCACTTGAGGTGCCGTGGTGGAGGGGGCGGGCCAGCGCCGCGCAGCCCTTCGACGACGATGGACGATCCGAAGCCCGGCGCCTCGATGGCGGGGAGACGATCCGAGGCCCAGTCAGTCCTGATCGTCGTCGGTCGGATAGCGCGCTTGTTCCGTCGACAAGCGCGCTATCGCCTCGGAACCGCAGTCGTCGGCGGCTTCCAGCGTCAATGACTGGGTGAGTGTGGCGCGCATGCGCCCAGCGACGCGCGCCTGCGCCCGGCCGAGCCGATCCGCCAGCTGCACGAGGCTGCCGGCTGCGTCCCCTCGGCGATCGCCCACCCTCGGCGGGTCTGCCCACGACAGCCCCAACATCCTGAACAGCCGCGTCCGATCCTTGTCGCCACCCGCGCCGGCGATCTGCGCGCCTGCCAGGACGGCACTCATCACCCGCGGCAACTGCGGTCGCGCCAGGTCGACGAGCGCTGGGTCCCCCTTGGCATTGCGGCAGAAAACGGCGATCACCGCGTCGTCGTCCAGGCCCGTCGTGCCGTCTGGCGAGTGCAGTGGGCCGACCGTGATCACCCCGCCCTGTCCGATCGCAGCACCCCGACCGACCGGGATCATCCGTCCAGTCCTCGGCTGCGGAACGATTTCGCGCTCGGGTTTGCCCTCTGCGGCTGTCTGCGCGGCTTCCTTGCCGGTTTTCGGTGTGCGCTTGGCGGCGGCTGTCTGGTTCTGCGAAGGCGCTGCCGGCTGTGAGGCTGCGTGCCTGGGTGCGCCGCTGTCTGTAGAGGACGGTGGCGTGGCGCTGCCGAGGACTTCTGCGGCCTTGGCACGTGCTGCCTTGGCGCGAGCGGCGAGGAAGCCCGAGACTTTTGGGGGTTCGTGTGTGGGAGGGTTGGCGGGCATGGCTGCCTCGGAAAAGCGCCTCGCGCACGCGAGTTCGGAGTTGAAAGAGAAGTGCCCCCCCTCCCCCCGTGGTTGTTGCGAACAAGAGACGGGTCGAGGATGGCATGCTCTGTGGAGGTCGTTCGCCGAGTTTGTCGAGTTCAAAGTGCTGAAATGATGCGAGGTTCGACGATTGTGCGACGTGACGCGATATTCATGCTTGACAACCGATCGTGACGCGATCACCTATTGACGTGCGACGAACATGACAGGTGGGAGAGATCAGGTGGCTCAGGTGAACAGCACGATTTCGGGTGTTGAGGGAGGTAAGGCACTGAAAGGGCGGATTATTTCTGAGGTTGGGTTGGGTGCGGAGGTGAGGGCGCTGCGTGGTCTGCTGGATGAGGCGCTTGGGTATGAGGCTGACGCGTTTGGCGGCAACGTGCCGGTTGATGGGGGCGATCTGGTTGAGTGGTTCGGGGAGTGGCGCGAGCGGGTGCGGGCGACGCTGCGTCCGGTGCCGCGTGGCTGCGAGCATGCCGGCTACGTCGTCTACACCAACGAGGCGATCTGGGGCTACGGCGGGACGACCGACGCGGCGTGGGAGTCGTTCCGCGCTGAGATGGCCACAGGGGGTGTCAAAATCCTGACGGGCGACGATAGCGACGCCGAACAGGGATCGTGGACGCGCGAGCGCGATTACTCGATCCGATCCGCTAGTGCGGCGCTGCTGCGGCGCGTCGCTGAGGGTGGTGGCGACACGTCGTGGACGATCGTGGGTGGCGTCGCATGCACCGAGGCGGAGGCGGAGGAATTCACGCCGCGCGGCTGGGACCAGGTGGAGGGCTGAGCGATGACCAGCATGCACGCAGAGCGGCGAGAACGAGCCGCCGGACTGCGCGCCACCTGACGCATCGTGGGCGAGGCGCCGATCGCGCGCCTCGCATGCCATGCGTCAGGATCGCCCGCGCAGTCGAACGGAGGACCACCCCATGCCTCTCCCCGACCTGTTTCGCCTCGCCACGTCGATGCCCCCCTGGACGGGGCTGTGCTGCCTCGCGCTGGCCTGCGTGCTCGGCCCGCTGCTGGGCAACGTGCTGGCGTCCCTGCGCGGCGGACGGCGCCCGTGATGAACGCCGTCATCGTGTTCGACCACCCCACGCAGGGCACGCAGACGCTGGAACTGCCGCCTATTCCCTGCGCCGACGAATTGGCGCTGGCGTGGCAACAGATCGTCGAATACGCGGGCGCTATCCCCGCTCGCGTGGTGCCGGCGCGGCCAAAAAACCCCCGCCGCTTCGGCGTCAACCTCATCCAACACGTGATCCACTTCAGCGTGGCACAGATCGACGTCGAGGCAGATGACGAACGCGCGGCGGGCCTGAAAGCGCTGAAGCTGGCGCGCGAACGCTACCTGTTCCGCTATGTAGATCCCTGCGACGGCCACCCGAATGGGTGCGACATCGAAGTGCATAGCGAGGGCCGGCCGACGTGTTCCTGGCACGAGGACAACTGAGATGGCCAAGTCCCAGATCCGCTACTTCAAGGCGCAGCGCGGCGCGATGATCCTGTTCCGCGCCAGCCGCAGCATGATTTACACCTCGTACCGCGTCATGGGCGCGTGGGGCTGCTTTTCGACGCGGCCTTACGTGCCGTCCGGCTACGTCGAGCCTGTCGAGGAAATCGGCATCGACGAATACCGACGTCTCGTGCCCCTGAAAGAGGCGCGCATCAGGCGGGAGATGCCGGCCGGCTACCGGCCATGTCCGTCCGATAGCTGGGTGCGCGTCGCCGAGTGGGAGACCGGGCAATGAGCGTGGATCTTCACGCGGCTACTGCGGAGATGCTGTCCGCGTATGCGTACGCGGCGTTCGCGCTGGGCCGCCGGCACGCCATCGCTGGCGAGCGCGCGCTGCCCAGCAAGCGAATGATGCTCGTTCTGTTCCCGAGCGGGTGGTCGGGCAGCGACAGCTACCGTTTCAAACTGCGACAGGTCTACAAGGCCGGGTTCGATCTGGGCGTAATGCGCGCGCGCGGGGACGACTTCGCATGAAAGCGCGCCTCCCGTCTGCCAATCAGAACGTCCACGCAGCCCAGGTCAGCCGGCGCGCGCTGCGGCGGGCCGAGGCGGACGAGCGTGCGGCGCAGGAGCTGCACGACCGCGCCGAGGAACGGGCCGGCCAGGACGGCCTGACCGCAGCGGACGTGGCTTTCATCGGCGCATGCCGGCGCGGCGCCGCGCGCTACGAACGTGAGGCGCGGGAGCATCGGCGGATGGCTCTGCGCGTGCCATACACCCCAGGATTGGAACGGCAGACATGATCACGACACTCAGGATCGGCGGAATGAGCGCCGAACGAAAATCGTTCCTGGAACAACAGGCAACCGCGCTGCGCCACGAAGCGATGCTCGGCGAGCAGGAAGTGGCCAGGCTTGAGCAGGAGGTCGAACGGCTGCGGCGAACGGCCGCAGCCGTAAAGCGCAAATCGACCGAAAAACGGCTGACAGCCAACGAGATCGAGGCGCGGATCGCGCGACTGACGGGAGCGCCGGCCCGATGAGCGGCACCTTGAGCCTGATGGAACGCGCGGCCATTTCGTCGCGCGCGGCCGAACGCTATGCGCTGATGGCGGGGCGCGTGGCGCTGACACTGCATTTCGTGGACCAGCAGCCCGTGGGCGGGGCGCCCGCCATCCAGGCCGTCCTGGTGGCGAGCCTGCGGCGATGCCTGGGCGGCTATCACCGCAAGCTGCGGGCCGCGCTGAAGGTCCACGCGCGGCTGTGCGACCGCATCCTCTACGGCGAGACGGATCTGCCGCGCGACTTCGGGCCGGGGCGACGCCAATGTGGATGATCGTGATCCTGTTCGTCGCGGTGAACCACGTGCCGATCGTGCTCGACTGGCACTTTTCCGATCCGGACGCCTGCGAGGATCAGCGGCGGCGGGAAACCCCGCTGCTGCCTCCCGGCGTCACTGTCCGCTGCGCCCGCGTGGTGCAGGCGCCGAAAGACTGAACCACCAACCCCAAGGAGATGCCTCCGTGAAGATCATCGCTAAGACGACGACGGGCGACTACCTCGTCGAGATGACAGGGAACGAGATTGCACAATCTGCGGGCTTCCCATCGACAAGCCATCTGCCAAAAATCATCAGGTCCCATGACGAGTACAGTCTGAAATTGGGGACGCGGGTCGATGTCGAGAGGACGCAGTCATATCTGCAGCGGCTCCGGCAACACGAGGATGGCGTGCGCCACTCTGCCGCTGCGCTTCGTGCCCTCGCTCAGATGCTGGAGGCGGCGCTGCCGACCACGATCATCCCACCAGCCGACGCTACCGACTAAGCCGCGTTCTCCTCCGCCACCTTGGGCACCCAGCAGGGTTTCCCGGGTGGCGCGTAGGCCCGGTAGAGCGGGCCGACCACCACGTGATATTTCGTGCAGAGCATCCTCGGCCCTTGGCGCGTACGGCTGAGGAACAGGCTGCACGTGCCGCACGGCTGCTCGTTGGGCACCGGCTTGACCGTGTCCATCACGCGCGGCATCGCGCCGGGTCCGGGCTCCAGGCCGCGCACCACGTCGTCGTCGGCGGCCGGTCGCGCCAGCACTCCGACCGATATCAAGTTGCGAGCGAGATACTCGTATGCCTGTTTCTCGATCTTCAACAGGCTATCCCGGCTATTCCCGCCGTGGATGTGACGCCCGCTGCGGCTTAGACCGCCGGCCGGGATACCCCAGGTGTGACGCCGGTGCTTCTGGATACGGGGCCACGGCCACCCCTCGGCGCGCTTGAGCGCGATCCAGCCTGCGTCCTTGGGCAATCCCGCCGCCGCGCATGCCGCGTGCGTCGTCCAGATCGCGATCCAGCCAAGCACCTCCTCCATCCGACTTAATTCGTCGCGACTGGGGCGACCGGCCATCCTGGCAATCGCTTCCGCTTCTTCCTCGTCAATTTCGGTGTATCCGTAAGCCTCCTGCACAGAATTGGGCGCGTCGGGCCAATACGTAGTGCGTTCGCTCGGCCCGTGCGCAACCGCCGCCGACCGACGCAGGATTGCGAATGCCTCCCTTAGCCGCTCGCGCACCAGCTCGGCCGTCCAAGCGTCGCTCATGCCCCCTTCCTTAGCGAACCGAGAGAGAACCCAGCGCCCAGCGCCGAAAGCGTCCGCACGATCTCGGGGAAAGCGTCGCCGGCCGGCGGCATCGAGGAAACGACGAGGAGGAGGTAGAACAACGCGGTGCCGCATGCCAACAACCACCACATTTTGAGGCTCACAGGTTCCTCGCGATCACGGCCTCGCCGTAGATTTCCTTGCACGCCTGCACCATGTCGGCGCGGTCGTCTTGATGGGCGAAGTAGAGCACGAGGGCGAACGTCCCCTTGACGATCGGATAGGTGCCCTGTCGCTTCGGGTGCCGGCTGCCAAGCTCGGCGTCCATCTGCGCGGCCAGCGGGTGCTGATCGGCGTCAGTCTCCATCGGTCACGTCCTCCCGCGGCGCGTCGAGAGGGTCTTCCCACGCCATCGTGCCATCTCGCCGCTGGCCGGCCTTGCGGGTGTCTGGAATGCGATCCGGCAGATCGCCGCGCTCGAGGGCTCGCCAATAGCGCTCCAGCGTGTCGCCCGTCAGAGAGTGAATTGGCATCCCCTTCAGTCCTCGCTTCCAAACAACGGTGTTGATTTCGCAATTTTATCCTGTTGCTCAATCGGCATATAGCGGCCGGTCTGCGGCACGAGCCTGAGTTTGGCCATGTTTCCCTTGCGCCCCCACCTGCGAAAACGGCTTTTCCGCAGAATGATCTGCGTCGGCTCGCCCGGCTCGTTGTGAACCACGATCCCTATGTCCGCCTTGTTCGCGAACGCGGCCGATCCACTGATGTCGTAGAGCGCCGGCGCGTTATCCCCATCGGCTGAGCGAAAGCGGGCCGGAGCCGGCTTGGCGGGATGCGCCACCACCCACACGTTCAGCCCGTGCCGGAAGCCGAACGCTCGCAGGCGTTGCAGGCTGCGACTGACGTAGTCTGTTTCCGACAGCGCCCCACGTTGGTGTTCGATCTCGTTCCACGGGTCGATGACGAGATCGGTCACTCCCATCGTGAGGGCCGCCGCCCTGGCGCGCTCCATGATCCACTCCAGCGTCGGCGGATTTTCCTCGGCGTCCGATGCCAGAAACGCCAAGCGAGGCGCCAGCCACGCATTCGCCGCTACCACCTGCGCTTCCGTCATGGCCCGCACCCCCTCCTTTTCGTCCGGCTTTCCCACGGTAGCGTTCGCCCATACCTCGGCGCACGACAGCGCAAATTCTTCCCAGGGCTGCATTTCCGGCGAGAAGACCACAAACCTCCTTTGGTGTTCTTGCATCAGGCTAATCATCACCCAGCGGGCAAAGCTGGATTTGCCCGCATTGGCAAATCCCGTCAGCACGATGAGCCGCCCCTCTCCGGGCCACTTCACAACCCTGTCTAGTTCGATCATTCCGAGAGCCATCACCTGCGGCGGGGGCTTTTTCCAGTAATCGACAAGCGTGGTTTCGCTAAGTGTATGCAGCCCCTTCAGCGGATACGGCTTCGCCGCTTCGATGCACTGCTGCACCACGCCCTTCCCGTGCGCGCGCAGCACGTCGCAGGCGTCCTTGCAGCCGGCCGGCCACGTCACCAGCAGGCAGCGGTGGCGCCCGAGCCGGCGGGCCAGCTCCTCGCGCAGCACGGCGCCAGGCGCGTCCGCGTCGCCGGCGAGCACGAACGTCTCCACCTGGGCCAGCAGCTCGGCGTGCGTGTCGAGCGCGGCAAAGCGCTTGTCGTCGTCGCGCCTGGGATCGTCCTCGGCCCTGAGTTCCGCCGGCGCGCCGTCCTTGAGCGACACCACCTGGGGATAGCCCGCTTCGTGGATCGCCATCGCGTCGGGCTCGCCCTCGACCCAGACCACACGGTCCGGCGCGGCCACCGCGTCGATGTTGAACAGCGTCGGTAGCGCGTTTTTCTCCTGCGCCTGCGGCTGCTTCTGCGGCGGACGGTATTTCCTGTTGCGAACGACGGATTGCCACACGTACGGGAACACGATGCACGGCTGCACGCCCAGCGTCGGCACCGCGTGCTGCGCCACGTAGCAGCCGAACAGGTCGACCGTTTCGGCGCTGATGCCGCGCTTCTCGAAAAACTCGTAGAGCGCGCGGGGCTTGTTCTGCGTGATCTTCGGCGCGTGCTGGATCGGCGCCTCCACAACCCGTTCCTCGCGCTTACGCGGCCGCCGCTCGGCGTCGTGGACGCGGTGGCCTTCCTTCCACCCGCACGTTCCTCGATGGCACTGCCACGCCACCCCGTCCCCGTCCCGGTCAATCGTGACGCTCAGAGAATGCTCTTTGGTGTTTCCCCCGTGGCACCTCGGGCAAAGCGTCTTCGTCGTGGAGCCAGGCGCGAAGCTTTTCACCCGGATGCCGGCGTCCGACAGGATGCCAGGAAGGTCGGTTGGATCGCTCATGCCGCCTCCATGATCGCCAGGCCGATCAGTTCCGGTATCTGCGGCACTAGCGTATTCCCGAGGCGGCGGTTCGGTCCACCCGATCGGCACACCCATCATCCATTCCAAGAAGCGCGGGTTCACATGGCCAGCGCGATTGCCAGACATCGCCGATAGCTGCTCGTTCAGCGGCCTCGCGTTCCTGTCGTGCGTCTCCTCGCTCGCCTTCCCGCTCCGCCAGTCCTGCGCGGTAGGCGTGGCCAGTGTTCCAGCGTGTCGCGTCTCGTATCCACGCAAAACTGTCAGGAGGTCGCCGCGTCCGCCCCTGTCGGCATCCGACGCTCGCGGTGTCGGCAGTGCCGCCCTGTTCAGCACTGTCACCAACTTCCGGCCAATCGCGCCGTCCGGCTCTATCCCACCGTCCGAAGCAGTCGGCGTCGGCAGTAACAGTCTCGCCAGCACGACCTCCAGGTTCGCGTTCTTGTCCGCCTGCCGCGCTTCCGTCACAGCGCCCGTCATCCGCGCGCGCGGAGTTGGCAGGCGGCTTAGCGCAAGGCTCAGAGGCATACCGCCCTGCGCATATCTTTTCGTCCGCCTGCTCGCATCTGTCGTTGGCGTCGGGAGAATTTTGTCCCACGCCGTCGTTGACCCGTGACTGTCTGGAAGTCCGCTCCTGTTCGCCCTCGGCGTGGGCAACGATCCAAACGCGGTCACGCTGGTGAGGGGCGCCGATGGCGCCCGCCGGAACGCAATCCCATTCAGCGTCATACCCGCTCTCGGCCAAGTCCCCGAGAACAACGTCCAGCCCATCTCCAACGAGCGCTGCCACGTTCTCCACGATCGCGTGGCGCGGTCGAACCAGGCGAACGGCTCGCACCAGTTCCCGGTACAGTCCTGAACGCTGCCCGGCCAGTCCGGCGCGCTTGCCGGCTCGGCTGAGGTCCTGGCAGGGAAATCCTCCGCACACGACGTCGGCTGCGGGGAACTCGGGAACGGCCGTGATGTCTCCAAGGATCGGAACCTCCGGCCAATGGTGCGCCAGCACGCGCCGGCAGAATGGATCGGTCTCGCAGAACGCAACCGTGCGCATCCCGGCCCGCTTCAGCCCGAGGCTGAACGCGCCAATGCCGCTGAACAGGTCGAGCAGTCGGGGGCGGAGTGCCATCGGATCGCTCATTCGCACAGCCCGTAACTCGACGCGCACACCTCGGACGGCAATCGGCGCAGCATGTCCTGCTGCCGGCCGCCCCGGCTGGTCGTTGCCCACAGCACTCGGTTGTCGATGCGAAGCCGGTCGAAAAGCTCCGCATTGGTCTCGCCATCCTCGGCGCTGTCGCCGAAGAACGTCGTAAATCCTCCCTTGCTGCATTCCGATACGAGAGATTCCCACTCGCGCAGCCGAGCGATGTGATGCGGCCACCGGCGCGCCGCGTTGGCGATCTCGTCCTTGCCGGCGTTGATGCACAGCATGCAGCCGACGCGCTCGCAACCCATGCTGTAGAGTGGATTGAGCGGAAAGCCTTCGGCGCGGATGAAGTCGATCACCCGCTGCGCCGTCCAGTCGACGATCGGGCGACGGATCATCCAGCCTTCTGCTGCGGGCTCCTCGGCCAAAGCGTTCTTGCGACTTTCGCTTTCGTCCCGCCGCACGCCCTGCCAGCTCTCCAGCGTCAGCCCCTCGGCCATGCGGTCCAGCATCCAGAAATCCAATGGGAACCGCTTCAACTCAGACGTGCAGAACTGCGCTTTGCGCGACGGGAAGCGGCCCTTCATCATGCACAGATCGAGGAACGGGATGCCGGTCGGGACCAACAGTTCAAGGGCGCGTGCAATGCGCTCCGCTGGGACGCCCTTCTCGGCCCAATGCCGCGCGATGTAGCGGCGCTTGCGCTCGATGTCCTTGGTGAAATCGGCACGCACGATCTCGATGGGCATCCCGAACGCCGCCGGCAAATCGGCGCGAACGAACCGTTCGGTAATCTCGTGCTCGTTGCCAACGTCGGCATGCACGAGCCGAACCCGGTCGCGCCCGTGCTGTTTGAGCGCCAGGATGGCGGTCGCCGTGCTGTCCTTGCCTCCGGAGATCGACACGCAGATCGTTGGCTCGGTCAATTCGGCCCGCTCCCGCTCGTCCTCGGGCCGCGCTCGGCTTTCTCGGCCCGCCGGCGATCGTCGTCCTTGCGGGTCTGATCGCGCCCCAGCTCGACCTGGTGCTCGTGCTCAGCCTGCCGCAGCGTGGCGTAGAGCGCCTCCGACGCCTCCTGCCCGGTCATCACGGAGTTGCCCCCGCTCAGGTTGCCTAGCCGCGCCACAGGCCGCGTGCCGACCTCGTGGGCGATGTGCCCCGCAACCATCAGCACTAGTTTGCGCATCGCTGGGGTCATCAGACTTTCCCTCGGTCGAGAACGAAACGTTGGAGGGGGGCGACCGGAGCTACTTCGTCGTCCCAGCGCCCCTCATTGAGCCACGTGGCTGGGTGCGGTCGGAAGCGAGGTTCCTTGGCGAGGTATGACGCAGCCTGTGCGGCCGCAGCCGCCACGATCGTCTGCGCCTGCACGCCGCCCTTCAGCGCCTTCTCGAATGCCCGACGAGCGGCTCCCTTGCCTTCCTTGCGCCAGTAGATCGCCCAGAAGTCGTCGAAGGCGCTGCCTGCCGCTGCGTGACCGTTGGCGTGCTTCCCGTTGACCTTCACTGCCGGCGGCGCTGGTCTTCCAAACAAATCACTAACGTCCCCCTCTTGGGGGACTATAGGGGGTACTCTTTCTTCCTTCTTTCCCTTAAGGGTTCTAGTCCCGCTGCGGGACGGGTCCAGTCCCGCAGCGGGACGGGTCAGGGGGTCACTAGTCCCGCTGCGGGACGGGTCCGCGCTGTCAGTTTGGTCATCAAGTCCCGCAGCGGGACTGGTTGCCATCAACAGGTACTCCGTTGGCCGGCCTCTCACCTCGGTTTTTTCGATTAAGCGTTGCTTTACCAAAAGATCGAGGGCGCGGAAGGCAGTGCTCCGGCCGAGAGAACACTCGCGAACGATGGTGGCTGACGACGGCCAGCAGCGGTTGTCGAAGTCGGCGTGAAAGGCCAGGCAAACCAGCACCGCCTTGGGTGCCGGCGCTAACTCGTCGCGGGAATACGCCCACTTGATCGCCGCCAGTGTCACCGCACCACGCCGCCGGCCAGCCGGTAGAGCGCGACGAGCTGCTCGGCGTCCTCCGCGTCCGGTGTGACGCCCCCCTGCAAGCGCTGGCAGATCGCGATCAGCTCGCGCAGCGTCGCGTCGTCGCTGTTCGCGGGACGTGTGCGCACGAGGAAAAGCGCTGTCTCGGCCCAGGTGATCACGGGGGGCGTGAGTAGTTTTCCTCGCACACTGACCGGGCACCGGGAGGGGGGTGCCGTTTCGCCAGACGGCACCGATACGACGTTGTCCCACGTCAATGACCGGCCGGCGAGGAACTGGTTTGCTTTCCGTATCGCATTCAAAGCCTCGCCATCGTGGGATGAAGCGGTTAGGCGGAGAAGCTTGAGAAAACCCGGAAAATCCATTCCAGCCCCGCATGAGGACGTGAGAGGGGGCCGCGGTCCTGCATGCGACAGGAGCGATAACCCGGCGGCCAACCGGGCGTGCCCCCTCTTGGTCCCAGGGTGGAATTGTTCGCCCGCGTCGGTCAACAGGGGCGAACCGGGAACGCTCACAAATTTTTTAACTTGCGACCCGCGAAAGATCGTGCGCAGTTTTGCGCCAGCCATGACGCAAGTCGATCAGCAGGAGGCCGGCGATGCGACCGCTCAATCCGCCCCCAAGGGAGGGCGGCGGGCGCGCATCGCGCGCGGCCGACTGGACGAGCGGCCGATCCGGATGCCGCAGGAGGCGTGGCCCGACGACGTCCACTTCGCGCCGTGGTTCTGCCGCTCGATGCGACGCGCGTGGTCGATCCAGCCGGACGTGCTGGCGCGCGCCGCAGGCGTCTCGGTGAACAAGCTCCAGGAATGGGAGCGGCGGGAGTGGAAGCCGCTGTACGAGCTGGAATTTCGGCTGCGGGTGTCCGGCGCGCTCGCCACGCTGGTGCTCCCCAAGGCCCGCGCCTTCGCCTACCTGCTGGCGGCGCGCACGTGACCCCTCCGCAAAAGCGCATCCTCGACCTGATCGCGTCCAGCGTGCGCGAGCGTGGCCGTGCGCCGCACCTCTACGAGCTGGAGCAGGGCGTCGCCTGGGAAACCGGAGGCCCTGGCTCCAACATCACGAACATCCACCGGATGGTGCTGCTGCTCGCGCGCGATGGGCACCTGCTGCGGATGAGCCGGCGCACCTCGGACATGCTGCTGGTCGATCAGGCGAGCACGCTGCGCCGTCCGATCGGCTGGGACGAAATCTACGAGGCCGCGGCGCGGTCGGAGAAGGCGGGCAGCATGCTCACGACGCTGCCGACCGAGACGGTGCTGAACTGGCACATTTACACGATCGGGCTTGAACGAAAGGTAGCGGCGATGTCAAGCGAAGGGTCGACTGATCCGGTCAGGAACCGTTGGGACGGTCCGTGCACGGGGTGCGGCAAGCTGGTGGAGCGCGGCGTCGGCGCGGTCGTCTCGATCGCCGGCAAGTGGCACGTGCGCCACCACGAATGCAGCGGGTTGACGGACGCGCAGATTGCCGCGCTGCCCGAGGTGGGACCGAAAGCCCCGACGGAGGAAGAACGCGCGGCACGGAAGGCGAGGCGGTCGTGAGCGACCGGCCCGGCGTCCAGGCGCCAAGCGGCCTCTTCACCCGCGCGGAGATCCTCGCGCAAGCGAGAGCCGCGCTCCCGACGATGCGGCGACCGGGCGATATGGTCGAGTTCCGCGTTCCGGCGGGTCAGCCTGGGCGGCGCATTCTGTGCCAAACGATCAACGGCGTCGCCCATCGGACATTCGGTCCCTGGAACTACCAGATGCACACCCGCGACGGCTCTTGCCGGGTCGTGCTTCGCCCGAGCCGCCGAGGAGTGCGCGCGCCGTGAGCACCCTTTTGTTGGGGTTGGGGGCAACCTTCTGCGGGCTCGCTGCCGGAGCCGCTATGTCGATCATCGCGGGGCCAGCGCCGGCGGCGCTCCCCTGGGTGTGCGGCTTGTGCGGCTTTGTGGCCTTCGTCTCTGGCGCCAAATTGCTTTGGCGCGGCGAATGACCGAACCCCACGTCATCCGCCCGTCCAGCCTGACCACAGCTGTGGACTGCGGCCGGCGTTGGGCCGCTGTCCACCTGTCGCACCTCGTGCGTGACGCCGGCTACACGCTGGGCGAGCGCCGGCCGCTGCACGTCGGCGCGGCGATCGGCAGCGGCGTCCACGCGGCGGCTAGCTTCACCCTCGAGGCCAAGCGCCGCACCGGCGAGCTGGGCAACGAGGCGGAGGCAGTCGACCGCGCGGAGGCCGAGTTCCTGGAGCGCGCGCAGCACGGCCTGATGTGGGACGCCACGACGGGCCAGTTGCCGGTCGCCCAGATGCAGCTTGCCCGGATGACGCGCAGCTACCGCCGCCACCTGGCGTGGCAACTGACGCCGCTGCTGGTGGAACAGCGCTTCGAGTGCGACGTCGGCGACAACTGGGTGCTGTCGGGGCAGACCGACACCCTGGCCGGCGATCCCAACGCCGACGTGCGCGACCTAAAAACGGGGACGCACCAACGGGCGAACGGTGTGCAGTACGCCTGCTACCACATCATCCTGGACGCGCACGGCTACCGGCCGCACCGGATCATTGAGGACTTCCTGCCGCGCGCGAAGCTGAAGGTCGAGCAGCCGCCGCCGCAGAGCACCACGATCCCGCTCGCGCCGGCGATTGCGGACGCCTGGGACACGATCGACGACATCAAGCGACGCACGGCCGAGTTCCAGCGCCGCGTGGTGGAGGGAGGCCGCCCGCCGCACGCGGCGTTCCCGGCCAACCCGCAGTCGCAGCTTTGCTCGCCCCGGTTCTGCCCGGCGTTCGGCACCGACTTCTGCAAATCGCACAGAGAGGCAATAATCACGTGAGCCAGACCACCACGCGACCGAAGGCTGCGCCGGCGTACGAGGAAAATCCATTCGGGAGCACTGGCAACTTCGGCGGCCAGATGACCCTCAATTCGGACGGCAGCTATCCATCCGGGATGCCCGTAGGACCGGAGATGGATCGCGCGCAGGCGCTGATCGTCACCGCGACGCGCGTGGCGATCAAGCGCAACGTGCCGGCCATCATCCAGCAGTGCCGCGCGATCGCCTCGGCCAAGGGCGACGCCGTGTTCTATCGCTGGCCGGTCAAAAACCGGAAGACGGGCGGCGAGGAGATCGTGGAGGGATGTTCGATCGTCGGCGCGATGATCGTCGCCTCGACGTACGGCAATTGCCGGCTGGGAGCACGCATCGGCGGCGAGACGGCCACTCACTGGGTGTTCGAGGCTGCGTTCGTCGACGCGGAGACGGGGTTCAACTACCTGCGGACGTATCAGCAACGCAAATCCCAAAGCCTCGGCGGCAAGATGGACGCCGATCGCGGGATGGACATGGTCTACCAGATCGGCCAGTCCAAGGCGATCCGCAACGTCGTCATCGGCGCGCTCGGCTACATCACCGACGAAGTCGTGGACGCCGGCAAGCAGGGTCTCGTCGAGCGGATCGGGAAGGCGCCGGACAAGGCCCGCCAGTGGCTCGTCGGCCAGTTGCAGTTGCTGGACGTGCCGCTGGCGCATGTGGAGCGCATCGTCACCCGCAAGGTCGCCGACTGGACGGTGCCCGACATGGCCAAGCTCATGTCCCAGTTGTCCTCCGTGAAGGATGGCTTCGCGAGCGCCCTGGATTATTGGCCCGACGACGCGCGGCGGGCGCAGGACACCGCCGACGCCGAGGCGGACGCCGACGAGAGCCTGCGTCGCGACGCCGAGGCCCTGAAGGGCGCCACCCAGACATCGGAGGCCAAAGGCATCGCGGACGCGCAGGCGCAGCGCCAGAAGGCCGCGGACGAGGTGGCGGCCCAGATCAAGGCGGCCGACGCCAAGGGCGAGGCCGAGAAGATCGTCGATCGCGACAAGGCGGCGCTGAAGGAGCGCGAGCAGCGGAAGGCCAAGCCGCGCGCGGAAACGCCGAAGCCCGCCCCGGCCCCCGAACCGGAACCGGAACCCGAGCCCGAGGTGCAGCAGGAGCCGGATGCCGCCCCCGAGCCAGAGCCGGAACCCGAGCCGGAATATGACGGCCCCGGAGTTACCTTCTCGTGAGCCGCGAGAACCTCACCGTCCGGGTGCGCAACGTGCTCGGCATCATCAAGGCCGACCTGGACCTGCGCGGCGTGGTCCTGGTCGCTGGCGTCAACGCCGCGGGCAAGTCGTCGCTGCTCGAAGCCGTGGGCGCCTGCGTCGCCGGCGACGCCGCGTTCCGCGGGCTGCGCACCAAGACCGATCAGGCCAAGGCCATCCACGAGGGCGCGCAGGCCGGGTCGATCGCGATCGAGTACACCAACGGCAAGCTGCGGCTGCTGCTGCCCGCTGGCGACGCCGAGCAGACGGGCCGTCCCGTGTTCCTCGGTACTGATCTTGGCATCGGGCGCGCGCGGTTCATGGCGCTGAAGCCCGACGAGCGCGCGAAGGAGTTTTTCGTGCGCTGCAAGGCCAACCCCACGAAAACGGACCTTAAGACGTGGCTCGGCGCCAACCCCGGCTCAGGGCTCGAGGACAAGGGCGCCGACCAGCAGCTCGACCAGCTCTGGCAGGACATCGAGGACAACGGCTGGGATGCGGTTGCCGCTTCGGCGCGGGAATACGGCACCAAGAGAAAGGGCGCGTGGGAGCAAGTCACCAGCGACAAGTGGGGCTCCAAGAAGTCGGCAACCTGGGTGCCACTCGGTCTCGATCCGGCGAGCGAATACGTGCTGGCCGACGAGCAGGACAATCTCGCCAAGCTGAAGGCCCATCTGGCGCGATTGGCGGCGGCGGAGGCGGCAGCCACCGTCAACCGCGAGCAGCTCGAGCGGGACGTGGCGGCCGCAGCCGGCGTTCCCGCCGAACTGGACCGTATCGGCACCGAGAAGGCGGCCGTGCAGCGCCAACTCGACGACAAGGTGACTGCCAGGCGCGCGCTGGTCGTGCCGGGGGAAACCGGCCGCGGATCGCCGCCGCTGGTGTGCCCGCATTGCGGCAAGCCGGTGCGCGCGAACCGCGACGCCAACAGCGCGCTGATCCTGCAGCGGGTGGAGACGGCGACTGCGGGCGCGCCGGCGCACGATCTGCGCAAGCGGATAGCCGATCTGGAGCACGACGTGGAGACGCTGCAAGCCGCCGCGCGCGGCTGGGCCGAAAAGGAGGTAGCGCAGCGCGTGCTTCTGAAGGCCGCGGAGCAGGCGCAGGCGAAGCTGCGGCAGGCGCAGGAGGCAGGCCCAGTCGACGAGGATCTGATCCGCACCACGCGGGAGGAAGCGCTGAAGGCCGAGCGGATGGTCGCGGCCGTCGAGAAGATGGAGCGGGCGCGCGCGATCTATCAGGACTGGGAGCGCAACCAGGTTCTGCTCGACGCCCTGCAGCCGGCCGGCGTGCGCCAGAGCGTGCTCGATCGCCACCTGAGCCGCATCAACGTGCAGATCGCCGCGATCACCCAGGCGGCCGGTCTGCGTGCGGTGACGATCACCTCGGCGATGAGCGCCGAATACGACGGGCGGCCGTACAACCTGATCAGCGAGAGCGAGCGCTGGCGCGTCGACTTCACGCTGGCCGTGCTGTGGCACCAGATGGAGGACGCCTGCCTGCTGCTGCTCGACCGCTTCGACGTGGTGGTGCCGCAGGATCAGGGGCCGATCATCATGGCGCTCAAAAAGCTGAAGGTGACGGCGCTGGTGGCGATGACCGCTAAGGAGCGCGCGCGGGTGCCTGACCTGGAAGGCGCGAAGGTCGGCACCGCGCTCTGGGTCGATGGCGGCGTGGTGGGGCCGTGCCGATGAACGCAATCGTCAAGGTGCAGCGCTGCCCCTTGTCCACGGACGGCTATCCGTGCCTGATCTACGCGGGGGCCGACCGTCTCCACCTGGTGCAGGTCGGGAAGCTGCCCCCGGCCATCAAGAAAGCGATGGGCGGCCGCCTCAAAGCCTACTTCGATGCCGAGTGGGACGGCAGCAACTGGCTCATCGGGGAAAGGGTGGCGGATCAGCCGTGGTAGACGACCTGTTCCCCGAAGCGCTGCTCGATCTCGACGCACAGATCAGCGAGGTGCGTCGCGAGATCAAGCAGAGGACGATGGCGTTCCCGCGCTTCGTGGCGAATGGGACGAAGACGCAGGCGCAGGCGAACCGCCAGATGGCACTCATGCACGCCGTGCTGAAGACGCTCGAAGAACTGAAAGCGCAGAGGGCTCCATGACCGATAACGAAGTCCATTCGCTGGATGTCCTGTTCAACCGGCTTCGGAACAAGACGCCGGAGGCGCAGGAGCGGATGCTCGAGTGGCTCCGCACCCGGCTGGCAGAGGAACGCCGGACGAAATCCGCGGCGCTCGCGAGTATGAATCGACCGGACATTGAACCCAGCGAATGGAGAATTCTCTGGCCGGATTGCGAACCGTCGCCCTCTGGCACGCTGCCGGAAATAGAAGAATGGTTGCGTGACGACTGGCAAAGCGAAGACATCGTAGAAGTCGTCGGCACCGCGATCGTCGTGCAGCGTTTTGCCGTACGCGTTCTGACCGACGACGGTCCCGAATACGATATGTTCAACGACCGCGCGAAGGCCGAGGCTTTTGTCGCGGCAATGAACGAGGAGGCGCGCAGGCCGGCGCCGGGCGACCCACCCAAACCCGGAGCAGACGATGCCGCGAGGAGTTAAGGGCTCGGCCCAGCCGAAAGCCGCCAAGCCCGCAAAGGCGAAGGCCGGCCACAACCAGCCGCCCGCGTTCGACAAGGCGACGTTCCTCGAGTTCCGCCGCCAAGCCACGCACACCCTGCGTGCGCTCGAGGAAGCCCAGTCGGCGCACCAGCACGTGCTGAAGAAGTGCAAGGCCGCCGGCGGCTCGCCCAAGGCGCTGATGAAGGCGATCAGGGCGGCGCGCGATCCCGACGCCGCCAAGCTCGAACTCGAGGCCGAAATCCGCTACCGCAACTGGATCGGCCTGCCGGTCGGCACGCAATCCAGCCTATTCGGCGAGGAAAGCCCCGACGAGGACAGCCACCTGTCCGAGGGCGACAAGCTGGAGGAGCTGATCTTCCAGGCCGGCGAGGCGGGCTACCGGCAGGGACGCCTCGCCGCCCACCGCAGCGACAGCAACACCTTCCCGCCGGGCACCGAGACGCACGTGGCGTACGACAAAGGCTGGCTGCGCGGCCAGGAGAGCATCGCCGCCGAGATGGGCCCGAACGTCAAGAAGGTGATCGCCAAGCGAGGCACGGGCGGCGCCGAGGAGATCGTCCATTGAGCGGCGCGCGGCAGCGTCCCGTCGTCGGGAGCCTTGTGCCGGTGCTCCTGCACGGCGAGGAAACCACGGCGCGCGTGGTCGCGCACGTGGCCAGCGATCCGCACCAGATCCACGCCCAGTTCGACGTGGCGCTGAAAGGCACGAAGGGCCACGGCTGGCGGGCGGGGGACATCGTCACGCTGGTGCCGGCGTCGCACCTGCTGACGGCTGGGATGATCTGGGTGATTGCGGAGGTCCAGAAGGTCTTCCAGCGGCCCCACGCCCCCGGCCCCTACGACGGGAGGGTGACGTCGTGAAGGCCCTCCTGGCGGCCGCGCTGGCCCTGCTGCCGGCCATCGCGGTTGGCAACCCGCCGCCCCCCGGGAGTGAGGACGCGCAACTTCTCGGCCCGTACGGGCAGGCCATCCATGACGCGCAGCGCCCAGAGGGCGGCAGGTGCTGCGACGTGCCTGATGGCACCGCTGTCGATGCGCGCATCGCCGGCGATCACTGGGAGGTCAAGTTTCGGAACGCGAGGTTCCCTGACGCGCCGAAAGGATGGACGCCCGTTCCCGATGGCGCGGTGCTGCGGAGCTGGTCCAATCCCACCGGCGAGGCGATCGTCTGGTGGTATTTCGGCTCGATCCGCTGCTTCGCTCCGGCGTCGGGGTCCTGACCGATGCGCCGGCCTCCGCGCTCCTTCACGCCAGAGGAGGACGCCAAGATCCTCGCCCTGGACGCCGCTGGCGTCGCCTGCCGGGAAATCGCGCGGAGGCTGGATCGCGAGCGCACGTCAATGGAGCGCCGCCTCTACGTCCTGCGCTCGGGGCAGCACCCCAATCGAAACCGGGTGTGCCGCTGCGGCCAGCACGTCTTCAACGAGCCGTGGACCGACTTTCGGTTCTGCGAGGACTGCCGGCTGAGGATGCATACAAGCGCCATCCCCGCGGGGACGTTCGCCGCGGCGGCGCCTGCAAGCCGTGCCGTGCCTGACATCTGAAACAGAAAGCAGAAGGAGACTTGTCCATGTCGCCGATCATGAACCTGACCGTCCGGCTGATGCGCACGCGCCGCGCGGTGACCGCCTTGGAATACGGCCTGATTGCATCGCTGATCGCGGTGGCGATCGTGACGGCTGTCTCGACGCTCGGCAGCGGCATTGCCACCACGTTCGGCCTCGTCAGCGCAGCGCTCTGAGGTGAGCGACGACACACAGGCGGCGGGGGAAACCCCGTCGCAGCCGGCCATCGCGCGCGAGTATGCGCACGTTGAAATCATGGGGCATCGCGAGCACCGCGGGGAGATCGCCGAGGTGCAGCGCTTCGGCGTCACGCTGCTCCAGGTCCACGACGTGGACACCGGTTCGATCCACTACTACGGCGGCCACTCGATCTTCTCGCTGACGCTCGTTTCCAAGGCGGCGATCGACGCGCACGTCGCCGAGCGGGAGCGCATCGCCCGCGTGCGCGCCGAGCAGGAAGCGAAGTGGGCGGCCGGGCGGGCTGCGCGGGACATGGCGCGGGCGTTGGAGGCTCCTGCCCCATCCCGATCTCGCGAGGTCTCGGCGATCCTGGTCGCCAACGGCGAGGTGCCCGCGTGCGCCGATTTCAAGAACGAGGAGGGTGCGCTCGACGTTGGCGACGTCATCAAGCTGACCGAGATTTTCTGGAAGGATCTTGACCGCGTCCACGACGTGCTCAACCTGCTGCGGTCGCCTCCGGAGGACATCATCGTCCCGTCGATCGCGGAGATGGCAAGGTGGTCCCACGAGCGACTTCGGGAAACCGCCGAGTGGGCTGTCGCCCGGGTATGGTCGCTGACTGCGTTCCCGAACGTGTACGTGCCCACGCGGCCGGACTTCATCGAGGAAATACCCTCCTGATGGCGAGCCAAGGCCCGCTCCTGGCCCTCGATTTGAGCACTCGCAGCGGGTGGGCCTTCCATCCCGGCGGCATCCAGCAACTCAGCGCGCGGATGCTGTTCGGGACGTGGGACCTTGACGGCAGCATGGGCGACCCGGAGCCGTGCTGGGCGTCGCTGGTCGACGTGGTGAACGACGCCTGGCGCGTCCACAAGTTCGAGCGCGTGGCCGTCGAGGCGCCGCTGCCGGCGACGAGCCAGACGCGCCAGCAGTTCGCCGTCCTGGCGATGGGCCTCGCCTCGATGGTCCGCGTGTTCTGCTGGCGCCGCTCGATCCAGTGCGACCTGTTCAACGCCAGCACGGTGCGCAAGGCGATCCTCGGCCACGGGTTTCCGAAGAAGCCCGAGATCGTCGGCTGGTGCAGGGCGCGTGGCTACGACGTGGTCGACGACAACGCCGCCGACGCTCTCGTGCTGGCCCACTACGTCGTGGCTCCGAGCGGCCGCGCGTGGCCGCCGCAGATGAAACCGACCATGAGGGCTGCATGAAAGACAAAGGCTCGATCCAACTGAATAACGGCCTCGGCCCGATGGACGCCTGGGTCGGGCACCGCATCTCGACGCGGATTGCCAACCTGGGGGTGTCCAAGCGCTACGTCGCCGAGAAGATGGGCATCGGGCAGCTTCAGTTGCGCCGCTACATCCTGGGCCTAAACCGGATGAGCCTGCAGCGTCTCTACGACGTGTCGATCGCGCTGCGCATTGCGCCGTCGTGGTTCTTCGAGGGCTCGCCAGACCTGCCGATGTACGGCGAGGTGGGCGTCGCGGACGCCGTCTCGGAACACCTGAGCCCGGAGAACGTGGGGATGCTGCAACGCTTCGGCGGCCTGTCGCGCGAGCACAAGGCGCTGGTCAACCAGATCATCGCGGCGTTGCCGCAGGAGCCAAAGAGATGAGCGCGGATCAGGGCGATCGGCTGCGGAACGCGGTGCGGGCGGAGTGCGGGCGGGCGAGTTGCACGTGGCCAAAGTGCAAATGCTATTCCCTTCCCCCGATTGTCGAACGTGCCCTCGCAGCCGACGATGCATGGCGTGGCAAGCAGCCGCCGGCGGAGGTGACGGCGGAGCTGCGGGAGAAGATGGCCCGGGCAGCACGAGTGGCGTGGGGGCCTTTGGGCACCGGGTTATCGGCATGGTTCAACGTCGTCGATGCGGTGCTGGCGCTGGTGTCGCGCGTGCCCACGCCGCCATACGCCAATCCGACGGTCGCCATGGCCGCCCCGCCGCCAGTCCCGAGCGCCGACCCGCGGCTGGCAGAAGCGAATGCCGCCCTCGCCGCCATCCACGACATCCTCGCCGACCTGCTCGCCGCCGAGGCCGCACGGCAGGCGCGGGAGGGGCGGGTGCGGGAGGCGGCGCGGGTGGCCGAACGAGAGGCCAAAGCTGCGTATCTGTTCGTGCAGAGCGGCACCGGCCAGGCATGGAGCGCCCTTGCCGGCCTCGCCGCCGCGCTGGGGGAGGACGGGCGATGAGCATGATGCGGCATTTCGGCGACCCCTGCATTCACTGCGGGATATCTCACGATGATGTTCAATCTGGACCGTGCATAGGAGACGCTAGCAAAGCGGTTCCGATTGCCTACTGCTCATTGGGTGTTCGCTGGGATGGCGTGGAGCACTTTATAATCGGATATAGCGATGGCCGCGTAGAAGACAGATGGGAACACGTTAGTTTCGGTCTCCCATTTGGATACTTGGTCGGGGTCAAATACGACAAGTCGTTGAGAAAGGTCGTCACCCCATGACCGCACCACAGGAACCACCCGAGGTGCAGACCGCGTTCGAGGCGTTGAAACTGTGTCCGTTCTGCGGTGACGGCAATCTGACAAAGAGAATGGCCCAGACGAAGGTTGAGAAGTTCAAAGGGGTTCGTTGTAACGGTTGCGGAGCGCGTGCACCCACCCTCGCTGCCTGGCGCCGCATCGCCGGCGAGGAGCACCTGGCGCGGCGCCCAGGCTCCCCCGAGTGGCAAATCCGGTTCACCGTCGCCGGCAAGCGGGTGCGCCAGTCCGCCGGCACGACCGACAAGCGCCTCGCCGCTGCGGCCGCACACAGGCTCCACGCCGAGACGTATCGCGCCCTGGTGCTGCACGAGCAGCCGCCCGCGCGCGAGATGACCTGGGGCGACGCCTCGGCCAGGTTCTGGTCGGAGGTCGCGCAGCACACCCGCTACGGCCAGCGGTCGCAGCGCTACATGCTCCGCGTGCTCGACCGGGCGATCGGCGTCGACACGCTGCTGACGCGGATCACCGACGCGCGCGTGGCCGAGGCCGCCGAGCAGATGCAGGCGACGCTCTCGCCGGCGACGATCAACCGCTACGTGCAGTTGCTGGACGTGGTGTGCCGGCGGGCAGCCGCAGTCTGGGGAGCGCAGGTGAGCGGCTGGGATGCCGCGCATCACCGACTGCGCGAGCCGGCCGGGCGAGAGGTCTACCTCACCCAGGAGCAGGCGCGTCGCCTCATGGGCGAAGCGTGCGGCCATCTACGGCCGATCCTGCTGGTGGAGTTGCTGACGGGGCTGCGCATGCGCAACGTCGTCGAGCTGCAGTGGGAGAACGTGTCTTTGGATTTAGGCCGCGCGCTGCTGATCCAGAAGGGCGGCCGGAGGCTCAGGGTCGAACTGCCGTCGCGCGCTGTCGACACCCTTGCAGCAGCGCAGCCAGATCCGTCCGAGAGGATCGGCGCGGTGTTCCGCTTCGGCAATCCGGTCGTCTCGTGTCGCTGCCCGCGCTGTGTGTCACCGCAGTATCGGAACGAGCCGATCCGCGACATCAGGAGGGCGTTCGGCGGCGCGGCCCGGCGGGCGGGCGTGCTGTGGAACGGCCAGACGAAGCTGCGCTTCCACGACCTGCGCCACACGGCCGCCAGTTGGATGCTCGAAGCCGGCGGCGACCTGATCGCGGTCAAGGAGGCGCTCGGGCACGCACAGATCAGCACCACAGCCCGGTACAGCCACCTGATGCCAGGCCGGGCGCGCAAGGTGGCGGAGGCAGTCTCAGACAGCTTGGAACAGCGGCTCATGCCGGCGGGGAGGATGAAGGCGTAATGGGCGAAGCAAAACGAAAGCGCGAGGCGGCAACCGACGCTTACGCCTTCGGACAAGCCGTTCCCAGGCCCAGCATCTGTCCGGCATGCGGTGGCAAGCGCATCGCGTTCAGCACCATTAACGACTGTGAGTACGGCGTTTGCCCGGACTGCGAGGCGGTCTGGGAAGCGTTTCCGCCACTCTACGTCGAGGACGTGGTCTGTGCGGAGCCGTGCGACAACTGCGCGTTCCGGCCCGGCAGCCCAGAGCAGGCCGATCCAGAGAAATGGAAAGCCTTGATTGCGTCGCTCAAGCCGGATCAATCCTACGGGCACTTCACCGGGCAATTCTTCTGCCACAAGAACGTGCCGATCGACATCAAGCGCGGCCGAGGCAACTTTCTGTTTCCGAGGCGGAAGTTGGTTCTCGACGGCATCGCCGAGCCGGTGGACGATTTCGACGTCACCAAAATGCGCCGGTGCGTGGGATGGCTCCGCATGGTCTGGGCACAGAACGCGAAGGGAGGGACGAAGGCGTGACGATCTACCCCTGCATCACGCTGTGGCAGCCCTGGGCGTCGCTGATCGCCTACGGGGCGAAGCCGTTCGAGTTCCGCCGCTGGTGCGCCCCCAAGCGACTGTGGGGCCAGCGCATCGCCATCCACGCCCGCAAGCGGCCCGTCGTCGCCCGCGAAGTGTGGTACCTGAAGTGGGCGATCTCGCAGTCGCCGGGTGCCCGCGCGCGCTTCCAATGGGCGACGGGACTGATCGAGGAACTCGCGCTTCCGGTGTTGGATGCAGCCGAGCGCGGCGATCTGCCCACGTCCTCGGTGTTGTGCATCTGCACGCTGGGCGAGCCGATCAGGAACGAGGCGCTGGCCAAGGCGCTCGGCTTCGAGGACGGCGCCGTTAACGACAGCACGCGCATCGAGGAGACGAATTGGGGATGGCCGTTCACCGGCGTGGTGCGGCTGAAACCGTTCCGTCCCTCTCGCGGCCGACAGGGCATCTGGAACTGGGTGGACGATCAGTCATGACACGCGAGCAGACCGTCTTCCTGGCGCAGGCGATCGACCAGGGCTTTCAGCAGACCATGCGCGAGGTGGCGAACGCCAACCCCGACGTCTCCGTCGACGACGGCCTCGAGGTGCTGCTGACGGGCGTCGCGATGATGGTGTCGCGCTACGCCTTCATGAACGCCGACACGCCGCGCGACCGGCGCCTGATCGCCCAGCGGCTTGAGCCGAAGATCCTCAAGGCGCTGGCGATGCTGCAGGCCGCACCGGCAGGGAAACAGCAGGAGGCGAAGCCGTCGTGAGCAAGCGTCCGTTGGAACAGGAACTTCTCGACCTGGCGCACCGTCTCCATTTTGAAATCTGGACGACTACCCTCAATTTTGCGCTTAGCATTTCGGATCGTCATCTTTCCGAGGAGGAGGGCCACGTCGTCACGATCACGGCCATCAACCTCGCAGCGGCTCACGCTCTGCTGATGATGGAGGAGGGAGAGTTGGCCGAGATCGAAGCAGACGCAGAGTTGTTCCGCAGCAATATCGTCGCGCACTGTATCGCCGTCGTTAAAAGCCCCGATGGCCGGAAACGCCTTCTGAACAGTCTCGCCTTAACCAACAAGACGAACAGGCCTGGATGACCCCGCCGAGACACGAGATGAGGAGGCCATCGTGAGCAAAAAAGAGTATGTGCTGTTCAACAGCCGCGTGGATCGGCTGCGCGCAGAGTTTCTTTCGGCCGCCGTTGCGTTCGTTGAGAAAGAGGGGCTCGCGGGCACCGGCGAAGAAATTCCCCTCGTGATGACGGCGGTCAGCTCGTTCTGCGCGCTCGTCCTAACCACGGTCAGCGCCGGGCATGGCATGCCGGCGATCGAGCGATCCGCCGAACTCGTCCGCAAGGGCATCGTCGGCGTCAGCGAAGAAATACTGAAGCATCAGAAAGCAACGGCGAATTGACCCCGCCGCGCGACCTGATGGCGGTCCAGTGGCACTGGCTGCGACGGCCGGACGGGGAGCGCGTCCCGTTCCGCTGGCTGCCACACGAGCGGCTGTGGCGCTGCGGCAACCAGCAGATCAGCGCGGAGCAGGCGGACAGGCTGGGATGGTCGTATTGGGCGCCTGGCCACGCATGCCCGTCGAAACCGTATCGGCCGAGCGGCGACCTGCCGCTGTTCAGGGAAGGAGCGTGAATGACGACGTTTCTCAACCGTCCCTACAGCACGCCGACCAGGCGCTTTTTTGAGGGACGCACAGACCAAGGCATCGTGCGGCGTCGCCATATTCTGGAATGCCTTGCTGACGGGCGCCCGCGCTCAGTGGCCGAGATCGCCACGCTTGTCGACCTGTCGCGTGACGGCGCCCACCAGCACGTCCTGCGGCTGGTGCGGGGTGGCCATCTGGTGATCACGACGCCTGCCGCGCGGGTTGGCACCAAGGCCGGCAACACGCCCGCGTTCTATGGCTTGGCGCCGAAAGTCAGCGACGATGCAGCCCCGCTTTCGCCAGCCCCGTCTTCGGCTTCGGATGGCTGACGTGCTCGGGAAGGTCGCCGATCTTGCGGCCGTGGTCCGCGGCAACGAAGTCCTGGCCGACCTTTTTGTCGACGCCGGGAACGTGGCCCTCGGCGACCGCGTGCATGAAGTGATTTTGGGCGACACTGGCGCTGGGCATTCGGCTCTCCCTACTGTGGTGCGCTCGGCTGCTGGTGCCTGACCATGTCCTGCAGCGCCACGTCCATCATGTGCGCCTGATCCTCGGTCATCGTGCGGCGCAGCGCCTGATAGTCGCGGCCACGGTTGCTGGGGTGCAGCGTGAAGCGGATCACGCCTGAGATCGCCGCCGGCCGCATCCCCAGCTTGCGCATCTCGATCACCGTCTCGCGGCGCATCTCCTGGCCCTTGACCTGATCCTCTGGATTGTTCGCGGTCATCAGCGCCTGCGACGTCTTGATCTGGTCGCGCCACCCCGGCATCGCCCGATGTTCTTCGTAGTCGTTCTGGCGGCGCGCCTGCGCCTCGAAGCCCTTCTCCGGGCCGCCTGGGTAGCCGTGGCTGAACGAGAAGCCCAGTCCCCCGCCGACGATCTGAGCCGCGTTGAACGCCGTGTTGCCGTTGCCGTGTAGCATCTGGCCGGCTGCTTTGATCGCCGTCGCCGGCCCGCTGTTCTCGGCCATGTAGAGCGCGATGTCGCCGACCGCGCGCATCTCGTGCCCGTCGGCGTCCCAGTACGGATCGTAGACCGGGCGGCCGAAGCCGGCATCGTTGCTGAACAGCCCATAGACGGTGCGCGCCACCGGCGAGAGCGCCGACTTCACCGTGGCAATCGGTGCCTCGAGGTAGTCGGACACGTCCTCGACGAACTTGCCCCAGGCTGGGCGGATGTAGATGCCGGTGCCGTCGGCCTCGAAGCCGACGAGGATACGGTTTTCCTTGCCGGGCTCGTGCTCCGACATCGGGCCGAGGCCGCGCGGCAGCGTGAGCAGCATGTGCCCGGGGTTCAGCATCTGCCACGGGTGCGTGACCAGATACTTGCCCTCGCGCTCAAGCCGGCGCCCGTAGCCTGCCATCTCCTCCGTCAGCGGTCGATCCAGCGTCGTGAGATCGAAGACGGACTGCATCAGGTCGCCGACGCCGTTGTAGATCAGCAAGTCGATCGCGAGCGCCAGGGCCATCGTCCGGCGCAGGGAGCGCGACCATGCGCGCCGGCGACCGGCGCCGATCATCGCCTGCGTGCCCTTGGGCGGTCCCAGGATCGCGTCCTTGACGGTGCCCAGGTTGCCAAGGCGGTAGGTGCGGCTGAACAGAAACCAATTCGCGAGATCGGCCGCGAGCTTGCTCATGCTCTCTGCCGGCAACGCGCCGGCCCAGCGGTTGGCCATGTGCCCCGCGAACTTGGCCGCCTCGGCGGGGCTGTCGCCCTTGTGCAGGCGCTCGCGCTCGAAGTGCAGGTAGAGGCCGGCCTGCAGAGCCCCAACGCGCTCCCACAGCATCCGGTTGTGTGCCCAGTCGCCAGCCTTGTCGACCGCACGCTTGGCCGCCTCGCTGACGTTCGCGCCGAGCGGGCGCACCAGCAACCCGAGGATCTGCGCTGTCCAGGAGCGGCCTGGGCGCAGGTCGAACAGATCGCCGGCGTCGCCCTGCTCCCCACGAAAGGCCCATCGCTTGCCGATCGGGTCCATGCCGCCGATCTCGATCGCCCGACGCATGATGGCCTGATCATGCATCGCGACGCCGCCCTCGCGCATGAACTTGATCGGGATCGGGCTTTTCGTCACAGGCAGCGCGCGGCCGGCGATGACCGCAAGGTGCGTGATGCCGTACATGATGCTGGTCATCATGCGGCCCTTGAGGGCCATGTATTCGCGCGTCAGCTTGTCGGTCGGACGGCGGAGCACCGCCTTCAGCGGCCCCTCGAAGTCCCCGCGCACGTAGATCGGCTGCTTGATCCATACCGGGCTGCCGTCCGCGCGGCTGGCGATCACGGTCCACTTCTTGAACGCCGCGTTCTGCTCCAGGGTGAACCACCGGCTGCCATCGTCGCCGGTCAGGTGCGGGATGACCCTCTCAAGCTCCGGCACCGTCATGTGCTCGCGGTGCAGCAGCCGCTCCGTGGTCTTGGTGACGCCGCGCCACGGGTCGATGTTCGGCGTGCCTCCGACCGACACCGTCTGCATGCCGGCGATCCGGCCCGCTGCCTCGATGCGGTTGATCAGCATCTTGCCGATAACCGCCTCGTTGATCTGCATCGTCGACAGCACCAGCGTGCGGATGTCCTTGACCACCTTCACGTCCGGCGAGCCGATCTGCACGATGATGCGCGGCACGTAGAAGGGGATTTCCGCCTCCGGGTCGATCAGACCGGCGGCGACCGCGCGCTGAAATGCGTGCTCGCTCGCGGCCATTGCGTCACGCACGACCTGCAGTTCGCGCGCCGAGAGCGACGCAAAGCCGCCGGGGACAGGCATCGCAGGCCGCACGGCCGCAGTGATGCGCGCCGCCTGCTCGGCCACACTCTCGACGTCCGCGGCCTCCCACATTGCGGCCAGCCGGTCGGGCGTGAACTCTTTCGTCATGCCGTCGACCGCCTGCCCAGCCACCCAGCGAATGAAGCGCCGCCGGTTGGCGAAGTCGCTGGCCAGGTTGCGCGACGTCTCCGTGGCCTTGACGCTGGCCATCGGCGCGACGGCCATCTGCAGCATGTCGGTGATATCGAAGAACTTGCCCGCGACGGTGCCCAGCGCGTTCCCCGCGATCGGCAGTTGCGCGAGATAGTCCTCGACCTTGCGGCTGACCGGCAGATCCGGGTTCCATGGCGGCTGCGGCGGCCGCGCCATCTGGTGGAACCACGGGGCGTCAGGATTGTCCTGATCGACGTCGTCCCAGCTTTCCGGCTTGGTCCACTCGTCGGCCGCCTCACCGCGCGCGCTGCGCAGTTCCTGCACCTCGGTTTCGTCGGGGCGCTCGAGCGACACGACCGGCTTGCCCTTGGTGACCGCCGCCAGCACGGCCGCCGCCTTGTCGCCGCCCGGGATGAAGTAGCGCGTCACGTAGGAGATGCGTTCGCTGAACACGCCGGCGTCGCGCATCTCGCGATCGTATTTCCAATCGGGGCCGACCAGCTCGATGCGCTTCTGGTTGGCCACCAGCGAGCGCTTGATGCGCCAGTCGTTGGCGAGCGTGGCCGTGCCGCCGCCGCGGATCACTGCCAGCACGTCGGCGTCGGTGAAGGTGCGCTTCGCGCGCTCGGCGCCCAGAGCCTTCAGCGTCTTGTCCACGCTCTTGGCGTCGATCACCCGGGCCAGCATCTTCTCGCCCTTGTCGGTCTGCAGCCGGAAAATCTTCGGGTTGCCGCCCAGGCGGTCCCAGAT